CCCCTCCAATGGCCCCCCGGTCGCTGACGTGATCAGATTCTTTCGCGGCGCCGGCGGCACCGAGGAAATGGCTCAGGCCTTCTGGAATAAATGGGAAGCCACCGGGTGGATGGACGGATACAGCCGGATAAAGAACTGGACCGCAAAAGCAAATAATTTCATCGCCAACTGGCATAAGAACGAAAAATATGGAAATCATTCATTCAAACCCAAACAAACCCTCGGCGACGGCATTAACGCCAGTAGAGCCGCTTTCGCTGACCTCATACGAGAAGTCGATGAGGCAGAAAGCGGAGGGGCCGAAGATCAGGGAAATGCACCTTAACAGCCTGTTATCTGAACTGGATAAAGCCTTTGCCGAAATCAGCCTTATCACAGGGTTAAGAGTTGATGCGGCATTCGCAAAAGAGTTCGCCAAAAAGGTCAGCAAGTTTGTTCTTGAGCATTATTCCATGCTGACCGTTCGGGAGCTAGTTTTCGCATTCGACTTAAATGCTGTTGGAGAACTGAACGACCAGGAGGCAAAACCAGTGAGTTTCTACGGGCAAATTTTAACGATCGACATCCTGGGCAAGGTCTTGTTCCGGTACATACAGAAACGGGCTGAATTAGCCCGGAAATTAAACGAACAACGCCAGGAAGCAAAGGAACTCCCTCCCCCATCACCCGAACAACAGGAAATGGACGATAAACTGTTTTGCAACGAATACTACCGGAAGTACCTGAATCAGGAATTTAGCCCGGTATCTCAGGAGTACGCCCACATGGTCTACAACATCCTGGACCGGCTTAAAGAAATCCCGTATACGGCGGAAGAAAAGAAAGTCTTCATGGCTGGAGCGCAGGTGATACGGGACAAAGAGATCGCGGCGCCGACAGTGGACCGGTCAGAACGTGCTGAACAGAACCGGCTCGTTGAAGGGTATCTCAACGGAGAAGTACCGGTTGCAGAACACCAGCTGGTAATCAACTACGCCAAGCGTCTCGCACTCCTGGACCTGTTCAAAACCTGGAAGGATCAGAAACGGATAAAAATATTTGAGATATGAAAAAATGTAACAAATGCGGCGCAGATAAAGAACTGCGGGATTTCGTCAAAGACCCGCGCAACACCGATGGACACAAAGGGTATTGCAAGGCCTGCGCCAATGAAAAGAGCAAAGAAGCCGGCAGACGGCGGAGAATGGAGCTTAAACAATGGTCGCCAATATGAACACCAACGAACTTCAGTCAATCTAAAAGAAAATGGAAGTAAAAAAGAAGACTTGTAAAACCTGTGGACGTGAGTTGCCGCTTGTGGAATTCAACCGAAACCCGACCACGAAGGACGGCCGAATGAACAACTGCCGGGCATGCGCCAACCCAATCACAAAGGAACGTGAGAAACAAAAAAGGGAAGAAAGGAAACAATGGTCACCGATATGAATTTAACATCAAAGCAGGTACAGAAGTACAAGGACAAGACGATACCAAAGCTTATAAAGAAAGCCGAAGAGGTGTTTAATGCTTATATCCGGCAGCGGGACAGCCTGGGCGGCTATTTCATCTGCATCAGCTGCGGAATGCCCAAATCGGTGGATCAAATGAACGCCGGGCATTACAAACCGGCCGGGCATAACGGGGCGATTCGGTTCCATGAGGATAACGTGAACGGGCAATGCATTTATTGCAACCTGCACCAGCACGGGAACACGGCACAATACCGATTGGGACTGATCAAAAAAATAGGCTTAGAACGGGTGGAGATACTGGAAAGGACAGCCCGCACGTGTCACAAATGGTCGCGGGAAGGCCTTATATGGGTGATCGAAACGTATAAAGACAAAATCAAATGAGTATTTACATTATCGGTAGTGCAGCGCTGAAGGGGTTATTCCCTGATTTCAAGAGAGAGCCGAAAGACTTAGACATTCTTGTAGATCGCGACTGTGATGCACACTCAGTTAAATGCTTCATGGCAAATTGCTTTGCTACGAGTAACACCAGGATAGAGGTACATCATATTGACCCACTATTTAATTGGGCCTGCACGAAAGCTCTGGGGCCGAACGAATTCTTAACACTGAAGTGCTCTCACATCTTTTGGGATATTAACTGGGAGAAACACATGTTCGATATAGTCTTCTTGTTCGAGCACGGTGCGAAGATTGTTCCGGAACTATTTAGCCTTTTGTACAACCATTGGACAAACGTCCATGGGGTTAATAAGCGGTCCGATTTAAATATGGCTGCTTCAGAGTTCTTCAATAATGCCCTTAAGGGGAAGTATGACCATGACTACCTGCATACAATTATCAATCCGTTACCAACTTATTTGAAGGTACTCAAAGACGGCGCCGAGGTCGATGTATCAGAGGAAAAATTTAACTCACTGTCCCATAGTGAAAAACTTGAACTGGTGCGTGAAGAAGTCTACGTTATGGCTTATGAAAGAATGGGCAGCCGATCTTACAGAGCGGCATACGCCTGGATGTTGAAAAAGTTCATTATGTCTCATGCGCCAATGTGGGAAGCTCTCTTCATCCTGGGGAACTACAGGGAACTACACAAGCCAATTATTAACTACAAAACAATAATCGACAATGCAATCAAAAATGACATTTAACGAATTCTTACTACTCCTGTCAAGGGAGGGGATAACCGCCGAAGACATAGCCCACGAAAAAGTAGAATGGGAAGCTCTACCGGGTGTAGGGATGGTGACTATGGTCCAAGAAAAAGAAAACGCCTTTACTGAGTACGTCTCCGATTGTGATGGGATATCCGGCTACGAAGAGGTGATATTTAAGGTTTACCACGCCGCAGATCACGACTTTTATTTCAAACTGGAAGGCATAGATGATTCTTACGGAGAATCACACTGGAAAAAATTCCCGTATCAGGTGCAGCCAGTAACGAAGGAGATTACCGAATATATAAGCCTTCAGTCTGAAGTGGCTGGTGGCAAATATACCGCAGAACAAATTCTATTGCAGCTCAAGTTGAAGGGTATTTCAAACGAAGACCTTGGCCGCCAAGACGTCGATTGGGAGGAAACCGGTCTGGGTACAGTTGCCCTCGCTGAAGAACACGGCGGTTATGAAGGTCAAGGTGAAGACTGCCACAAAGTGTATTACTTCAAAGACCACGAAGTATATCTCCGTATTGACGGCTTTTACGCCTCATACGAAGGTTCAGAATGGGACAATGACCCCTATGAGGTTAGGCCTCAGCAGAAACAAATAACGGTTTACAACAAGCCGGGCGCCCCACAATAGTGGTCTAGGCGCACCGGTGATGTTTAAAAATGTGCAGTAGTAAGTTACGATGGATTAATTGCAAGATTCTTGAGAATGTCTCTGTCTCTCTCATATAAGACCTGGCTTTCAAATTTCCAGATCGTTTGTGAAGCGTCGATCAGCTTGAAAGAGATTTCTTTCGTGTCATCATGGAACCTGATGTACTTCACAGTATCAAGATTAATCATAGGGAAGTCCTGTGTCGTCGGGGTTCTGTAAAATGTAGCCATAGGTATAAGTTTTCATAAATATAAAAAATTCCGCAGAAATGCACATCAAACACTTAAAAAAAGCAAACGACCAGCTGAAGCGCCTGGAAGCTTTGGACAAAGAGATCAGGGAGATCGAGAGATACGCACTGAAGATAAAAGACAACCCGCTGGAGATAACTCTGCAACTTTCATTTGAAAAGCCGAAAGTAGAAAGCGGGGTCATCGACGCAGACGGAAACCTTATAGAAGATGTTATAAGAGATAGGATGCGGTCCGCTTTTGTTTTCACATTCGGAGGTGATGTAGCGAGGGAAGAGAAGCCGAAAGACACCTGCGAGCTTCAAATCTCCGAGGTTATCGCCCTGCAAGTCCTTGGCGTAATGATCGCCCACAAGGAAGCTGAGCGGATGGCTATCATCGATCAGTTAAACAAAATTGGTTTTGAAGTAAATCTGTAAGCCATGGATAACTCAAAAATAGAATGGACGGACCATACCTTCAACCCCTGGTGGGGTTGCATGAAGGTAAGCGAAGGATGCAAACACTGCTACGCTGAAGCGCTGGACAACCGATGGAAGGGTAGTCATTGGGGGCCGAATGGCAACCGCAAGCCAATGAGTGCAGAGTACTGGCGGAAACCTCTCAAATGGAACGATGCGGCGGCGAAGGCCGGTAAGCCGGCAAAAGTATTCTGCGCCAGCATGGCGGACGTATTCGAAGGGCATCCTGATACCCTGCTGCACCTGGTGCGGCTGTTTACCATCATCCACAGTACCTCGAACCTCATATGGCAGCTGCTGACCAAACGGCCGGAGAACATCATGCGGCTGGTGCCAGAGCCATGGAAAACCAGCTGGCCGTCAAATGTATGGATCGGGACCAGCGTAGAGAACCAGGCGGCAGCGGATGAGCGGATCATTCACCTGCTCAGCGTACCGGCGCCCGTACGGTTTCTGAGTTGTGAGCCTATCCTGGGGCGTGTTGATTTGTGGTATCCTAAATCCATTTGGCCAGAAGGACCTAAGACATGCTGTTCCGGTAAAGATTGTGGGTGCATGGGCCTGCCTGTCGACCCTCCGTTGATCTCTGGTATAGATTGGGTGATCGCCGGCGGAGAATCGGGCCACCATGCCAGGCCAATGCATCCCGATTGGGTGCGGAGTCTGCGGGATCAATGTGCGGCGGCGGATGTGCCATTCTTCTTCAAGCAGTGGGGGCAATATATCCCAACTTATCACGCCGGGGAACGTTGCTACGAAAAATCCAGATATGGCAATTCAATTGGCGAGTGCTGGGTAAAATGGGATCACCGCTTTGATGACGGAACTGGTATGATCAAAGTCGGTAAGAAAGCCGCCGGCCGCCTCCTGGATGGAAAAGAGTACAGTCAATTCCCTCAAACCTTAAACGCAAGGTTATGAAAGAATCCGCTTTCACCGCCCTTTATAAAGAATTCTACGTCCGGTTATACCTGGATGCTTGGTTCTTCCTCCATGACGAGGAAGTATGTAAAGATATTGTACACGATGTTTTTGCTCAGTTATGGGTTAAATGGGAAACCATCGACATGGACCACCCGAAAACCTACCTGAAGACAGCAGTAAAGAATGCCTGTATCAACCGGGTGCGGCATAACAAATATGTCATCCAGCACCAGCGTGACAGCATGCTCCTACCGGAACCGGCAGCATATGGTGATACTTTGGAGCACAAGGAATTGGGCGCCAGGTTGCGTAAAGCGATACTTTCTCTGCCCCTCGGTCAACAAAGGGTATTCATTCTTCGATATGTAGCGGGCCTTAGCCAGAAGGAGGCAGCGCGGGTGATAGGAAGAAATGCGCAGACGGTGAAGATTCAATTGAGTAGGGCGATTAAGGTATTACGGGGACAATTGAAAACAGCATAGACTATGGCAGGCAATATGTGGACCAAAACCGAGGATAAGATAGTGAAGAAGCTGTATCCAACAACTTCAGCTACCGAAATTGCTGAGAAAATGGGTAGATCTATCCTTGCAGTTTACCAGCGCGCTCGAATTCTTGGCCTGAAGAAGTCCGCTGAATACTTGAGTACGGAGGCGTCAGGTCGCTATCAAAGAGGCCAGAAACCAAGCCACACAGTATTTAAAAAAGGGCGCACGCCTTGGAACCAAGGGATGAAAGGTCTTCAAATCGGTGGAAAGGAAACACAGTTCAAAAAGGGCCATTTACCCCACAACACGAAAGAGAATTTTGTCATCAGCATCCGAAAAGATCGCCGCGGGGTGCCTTACAAATTCATAAGGGTTGCCCTGGCTCAATGGATGCCGCTTCAGCGGTACAATTGGGAACAGGTTCATGGAAAAATACCTCCCAAAATGAAATTGATATTCAAAGACCGGGATACATTGAACTGCGCAGTGGACAACCTGGAATTGGTTTCCTGCGGGCAGCTCATGAAGCGCAACAGTGTTCACAACTACCCTGTGGAAGTTGCCTGTACTATTCAGCTCAGGGGCGCACTTAACAGACAAATCCGAAAACATATAAAAAAGTTCAAAGATGAAGAATAAAATCAGCGATCTCCGTGATCATATGTTCGCTGCCCTGGAAAGGTTGGGCAACGAGAACCTGACAGATGAGGAACTAAAAAAGGAAATAGACCGATCTCAGGCTATTTCGGAAGTAGGTAAAGTGATAGTGGAATCCGCCAAAACGGAGGTGCTGTACGCCAAGCTCACGGGCAAGCGCAACGAAGAACCCACAAAGTTCCTGGAAACGGAGGAGCTGCCCGCAAAACAGATTGAAAGGCCCAAGGCTGTATATAGCAACAGTACGCCATTGGGAATAGCCAAGGAGGAAACAGCATAACCACCGCCCAGCGGTAAAACGAACGTATATGGGAAGATCATACGTAGAAAAATCAAAAGTTAACTGGTGCAGCGCTGGATTAACTGAGCATGAAACAAACTACCAGGAAGTCCAGACCGGCGCCCTACAGCGGATCGCCGCCGCTACTGAAGCCATGGCAAAGAACTACGTACAGCTTCAGAATGATAATGAGTGGCTGAAGAGAAGCCGGCAGAGCTACATGGACCGGGTGGACAGTCTCGAACGCAGCAACGCCGCCCTGCGTGGGGTTATTACCAAACTGAAAAAACGCCAACCGGGGAGCGATACCGGGAAGAAATGAAAGGACTAATAGTGACCTGCGTGGTCTTTGTTTTGGCCGCGCTCTATCTGGGGGAAACGAAGATTTCACTTTCCCCGCCCTACGCAAAAATGCGGCGCCCCTTCCTGGCAACTGGATTTCTGCTGTTCGGCATTGGGTTATCCCTGATGATGTACAGTACATACGGCTCCGGCAGATTACAGGGTCGGGAGGATGTTCTAAAGCTGCTGGAAGAGCAGGAAAAGGAACGGAAGGAGGCCGGCAACCAATGAGCACAGAAGAAACAAAAGTCCTCTATACTGATGAGGCAGCGGCAAAGAAAGTCACTGTTGAAGGCTGGCTTAGCAGAAATGGCCGCTTTTACCCCGGTACTTCCAAAGATCATGAGCACATGGCTCGTTATGACGGCTGCACGCATATTATTTGCGACTGCGGGCAGGAAGCAAAAAAGGGCTGGACCAAATGCGACGAATGCCGCCAGAAGACAACCGTAGAGCGGTACAATAATATGCCGTTCAAGGAATGGGATGGGGCGCAGGCTATTTGCCTGATGGACGCTGACGAAGACGAGTACTTCTTTTCTGAAGAAGACCTTATGGAATATTGCGACGATCTTGAAATCGACCCATCGGACCTCATGCTGGTCATTTGTAAAGAAAACCGCCCACATCAGATTGATCCTGACTACTGGTCTGATGAAATGCCACCCTATCGTGAACTGGATGATGTGTTTTCTACCGAAGCCCTCCAAAAAATAAAGGAACTGAACGAGATACTTTCAAAGCACGGGCCTATCAGCTATTCCCCAGGAAAATACAGAACCTCTTACCAAGCACCTAAAGAGCCATACCGATGAGCAACACAGACAAACAGCTATTCGACTACCTCACCGACTTCCTGGCAAACTACGACCAGGATATAAAAGACCGGGATGATGTGGTGCGGAAGTGGACCAGGGAGTATATTGAAACGCATGTCGCGGGCCACCCTGACCCCTCCACCCTCTATAATACAGTAGACGGTTTTCGCTCCGTTGCCGAATTCGCCCTTTCAAAGGTCGGCGAAATGTGGGAGGCGATGGAGAAGGAATTGCAGCAGGTGACACAGGAGCGGGACGAGCTGAAAGGAGAGCTGTCCCATAATCAGGGCACACTGGAGACGCAGAAGCTGATATTATCCAAGGCAATGCAAGAGCGGGGCCGCGCGATTGAAACCCTACGGCATATCATCCCTTTTCTAAGGGACAGGTCGCATGCAAAAAATAAAGTACAGGAATTTCTCACCGCTTTAAACCAGCAAAAGCCATGATAACGAAAGAAATGATTGAGCAAGCCGCCAAGGATATATACGGGCGCAGAAGTGGACGCGTATTTGCTGAAAACAGCCGACCCGATCTTGTAATCGCTTTTATCGCCGGCGCAGAATGGGCCATCGATCAACAGCAGTGGATCAGCGTTAGAGACCGGTTGCCGGATCCTGGTACTGATTGCCTCTTTATCGTTGATTCTGCTAATCCAGAATACCATGGCAGAATTCTTGGCGGCAGATATATCGGTGGGTATGGGAAATGGGAATTTGCCACCCCTGGCATCGGCTTCTTTGCCTCTCACTGGCAGCTTAGTCCACAACCACCCAAAACCGAACAGCCATGAGAGCAAAAATCAAAGCCATTTTTGAACATCAGTGGGGTAACCTCCTGGGGATAGGCAAATCCGCCAAAGAAATCGAGATTCTCATGTGTTACCGGGAGATACGCGCCGTAGGGGAATTTGTCGGCCGGAACTACCTGATTCCTGGGTACGAGGACGACCTTTTCGAGCAGTTAAGAGAGGACTACCCGGAGACGGTAGTTACAAAAGCTATTGAGAAATACAAAAACCAAAAGAAATGACCAAGTACGAGCAGAACGTAAGGGAGATAGCCCAAAAAATGCAACAAATGGCTACCCCTGAGAATCCAGTAAGCTATGGGGACTATATGCAATCAAAAATTGCATTAAGGCGATGTGCAGACGTAGTACGCAAAGTACTCGCTAACATCTATCATGAGGATGAGGATATGATTACGAGCATCCTAATAGGAATGGGTCTCATTCCCGAACCGCCTAAAACGAATGGGCAATGAACATAAAAAAATATATACACCTGTATTATGGCCAGGAATGCAGATATGATGTCAATCCCTGCTTCCCCGAACACGGGGATGTTGATTCCGGATTTCTGCGCGGTGTAGAAGAGGGGCACATTACGCATGCGTGGCCTGTCCTGCGACCGCTCTCGGATATGACATTGCAAGAAACAAAAGAACTGGTAGGCATACAGGAAATGTTTTTATCCAATGTTCATATTCAGGACAGAATGCAACGTATGGCCGCGGCAGAAACAGCCTACCTCCTTTCCCGCGGATTTGACCTATTCGGCCTGATCGACGCAGAGCTGGCTATTGATAAAACGAAAACGGGGAAACAATGATCGAGCTCACCCTCCCCTACGAAGACATTACCGCCGCGCTGTGGGCGTGGGCTGGGAGTTTTTAACCTGTAAACAAAAATTAATATGACTGAGGAACAAAAACAACGCTTACGTGAAGCCGGTCGCGAAGACCTGATAGAGATTTACGAAATCAATCAGTCCGGTTACGCCGGCATTCTCCCTAACGGCAATATAGTTGACAGGCGACAGCATCCTGAAGCCATCCCTGTGCAGAAAAACACTATGATGGGCATTCCCGAACCCAAACCATTAGATGCGGCCGGGGAGCAATACCGGGAAAGAATGACAGAATTCGACAAAATACGGTTTTCTCATGGTATTCAAAGACGGATGATAGCGAAGGAACTATCTATCAGGCAGGCGGCGGCACAAATAGGCATCTCAGCTTCCACGCTGCATAGATTAATCAATGCCGCATTTCTCCCGGAAGTATACACATACTTTTTGGTATGCAAGTGGATGGGGTATAGTATGGAATTCTTCTTTAACGACAAAACGCGGCAGGAAGCGATACCGGTAAACAATGAGGAAACTACTCAAAGTCACACTGGAATTTGACGACCAAATAACCATGGTAGAAGGCGAAGAGGCGGAAAAGTGGAACCGGCATAATACGCACGTTTGCATATTCGCCCACAACCACGGTTGCAATCCATTCGATTCTGACCCCATCAACTGGAAAATATTTAAACCCGCGCCGGCGGCTCCCGGCAATGAAGCATGAACAAGATCAAAGCGTTAATTGGCCTGCTGTTCTCTTCCTCCTACTGCGTATTCATCAGGAAGAGCCCAACCAAATTACGGATTTGGAATGATCACTTTACGGTGAATGAGGCACGATCAGCGGCTGAGTGGCTGGACAGGCGAGCGGATGACACGATAGACGAACACCAGGCGGTCGAGACGGTGAACAAAATAATTTCTGAACCAAAACAGCCGTAAGGAGCGGCGGAGAGTATGAGAATAATCGTATTGATATTTCTGGCCGGCATGGCATGCAACAATCCCAGGGCGGTCAATAATGGCCCCGAACCTAAAGCCGATGGTTTATTCAGGGTAATTGGCCTGGACGGTTTTAATGCCGCCTACATTGTAACCGTTGATTCCATCGAATACCTGTATATCGATGCGGCACATGGAGCCGGGTTGACGAAGCATCGCGATTTAAGAAAACAAAAAAATTAAACCGCCCGCAGGGCATGAAAATATGAACAACAAACCATTAGGACGAAAATCATACGGCAGCATTCCCCATCTACCCGGTAGCCGCCTTGGCCCAGGGGATTACCACGCCCATGAAGGACAGGCAAGGATTGCCACGGAGAAAGCCAGGGATAAGCATGATAAAATCTACGTACAGGAGAAGCTGGACGGCTCCAACGTCTGAGTATGCAAAGTCAACGGGGAAATCCTGGCGATTACCCGGTCCGGATACTTGGCGACCACTTCCCCTTACCTGCAACACCATTACTTCGCCACCTGGGTAGAACAGAATGAAACCCGTTTTGCCGCCTTGCTCGCTGAAGGGGAACGCGTCTGCGGGGAATGGCTTGCGCAGGCCCACGGAACCAAGTACCGCCTGTGGCATGAACCATTCGTTCCGTTCGACATCATGCGCGGTAGTGACAGGGCGACGTTTGAAGAATGCCACTACCGGTTACACTATTCATATTTCGTGATGCCACGCGCCCTCGGAGCTGGGCCAATGTCCATAGAGGCGGCTATGACCAAATTGGGCGAAGACGGCTTTCACGGTGCCATAGACCCCGTGGAAGGAGCTATCTGGCGGGTAGAACGGAAAGGCAAGGTAGATTTCCTGGTGAAGTATGTCAGGCACGATAAAGTAGACGGCAAGTATCTACCGGAAAATAACGGAACCGGCAAGCCGGTTTGGAACATCAATCTGGATTACTTGACGCCGGCTGGTTCATCCAAGTAAGTTAACCGTGATAGGGTTTATTGATTAATTTTGTAAAAATCGTTCTCAATGTCATATAAGAAAGTGATAAGAGCAATCATAGGTGTTATCGTGCTGCCTTTTTTGATTTTTGGATTCTTCGCATTCCCTGGCAGCATATCACTGATCATGGGCTTTTTTACACTGATCGGCGTGCTTTTGAAAGATTCGACGAACAAAGATGATGTACAGGATGCGCTCTTGATGATGTTTGCTTTTATTCTACTACCCGTTCACGCCGTAAGGCACTTTATCCAGACAGGAAACATAACTGAGGACTGATTAATTTTGTAGAGAGATGCAGAAAACAGAGATAAAGCAGTTGGGGCGGGCGCTGTGGGATGAATTTCAGGCGATGGCCGGCACGGTGAAGTGCGAGTGGATCAGCGAATCCAAGGCGCTGGAGGAGTTCCCATTTAGCAAGGATAAGCTGAAAGAACTGCGCGCAACCTGCAAACTGGAATACCGGTATCACTGGAAACATATAGAGGCCCGGAAATCAGGCGTAGGACAAGGCCGGAGCAGCTCCATTATTTACCACCGGCAACGAATGATAAATTTCGTAGATAGTCTTTAACTGTGCATTTTCATCATCCAGTTATCGGCGTTTTTGTCCGATATATGGTAATAGACAGCCGTTGTCTTTGTGCTGGTGTGCCCCATCAGCTTTGCGGTCACTTCGATAGGCACATTGGCCTCCGCACAACTGTAACCGAATGTATGCCGGGCGCAGTGAAAGGTTAAGGACTTTCTTATCTTGGCCCCTTTGGCGATGACCTTAACCGCCCGGTTGCATTCCTGGTTCGTTGGCATCTTTCCAATATACGGCTCGATCAGTTTTAAGGCCTGCCGGATTTTCGGTGTAATTATCATCGTCACATCCTCATCTGTCTTTACCATGCTCAGCAGGATGCGCTTGTTTTCGATAATATGCTGCGCGGGGTTAAACTGCTCACAATCCGAATACCGGAGCCCCGTATAACAGGAAAACACAAAGAACCAGCCGGCAATAACGTCTGCTGGTGACAACGCGCCCTCCTGTAGCCTTTCCACAAACTTTTGTAGCTCCAGGGCCGTTAAATGCCCTCGGCGGGGCGCTTTATAGGACGGCCCTGGATGCTGTTTGAATGGATAGTAGGTAATATCACCGGCGTTGATAGCTGCATTAAAGAAAGATTTGATGTATTTGAAGGATTTCCATATAGTGTTCGGGACGTTCCCCAGGGTCTCTTGCTGATATTGTTCATACTTTGCCAGCCATTCGGGTGTTACATCGGAAAACTGAAGCCGAGGGGCATACTTTCGAAGCTTTGACAGTTCATGCGTGTACTTTTCCAATGTACTGGCCTTTTTCTTTCCTTTCCATGCTAAAATCAAGTTTTCACAGTACTTAAAGAAATCCCGTTGCACCCTGACCGGGTCTTTCAGCTGCCTTTTGACTACCTCCGGGGTAATAACCCGGTCCTGAAGTTCCTCCTTTAATAGTTTTCCCTTAATTTCGGACACCAGTTTGTCCAGCTTGGCGTTTATTAACCTGGCGTTAGGATGCTTGGATGTAACTACCTGGTCCTGATCGTCCCACCACCCAGGGAATACCCGCTCCCCAGTTTGGTGATAGATTGGCTTACGGTCGGCGGTTACTCGGATCAGAATAGGCGCCTCTCCTTTCGTGTTGACACGATCTTTCCGGATTACCTTCTTTATCGTAGGCATATAAGCGGTTAAGGCTGGTAAAACTATGGTAAAACATTTACACCACAAAACCGCTTTTTTACCCTCTTTTACACTTTAGTAAAATCGTTGAAAAACCGCTATAGAAAAGAGAAAGTCGCTAACATAGCGACTTTCTTGGTTAAACATTCGAGGTACCGAGCGGATTCTATATATCTCAGATTTCCTGTCATAATTTATTATGTATGAATAATATACAATAAATTGTAATGCATTGGTGAAACATTGGTAAAACATCGATTTATAAGACAGTCCCCCGCCGCCACTCATACGGATGCTCCTTATACCTCGCCGGGTCTTTCCAGCCGATGTACTCTACCGCCTTATTCAGTACCAGGTAAAGAAACATGTGCTGCCAGCGGAACAGATCAGGCGCACACCATTCCCCTTCACCGGCGATAAAGTCAGGAGAATAATTCATTTCAGGAGGCCCGTATCTACTGTGTCCGAGGCTCAGGCAGTGGCAGGCATACCAGTATCTATCCCGGTCCCGGGGTGCATAATGGATCAGCTTAAAGGAAAGATCGCGCCATGGCTCCTTTACCGTCGGGGTTTCGTGCTCTGTTGCCAAAGAAGTTATTTCGACAATAAAGTAAAACGGGCCCAGCTCATCTTCGAAGCGCTGAGCAATATTTGAGCGTACGCGAAATTGCTGGCCTATTTTGAGGTCCATAAAGCCGGGGGTTACTGAGTGCTTAATATTTCTTTCACCTTCAGCAGCCGGTCCCGAAATGCTGAAAAAGCAGGATTATCGCCATTGGCTTTTAAGGTATCCAGGTGGCTTGTCACAAACGCTTTTACATCGGTGATACGGCTGGCCTGATCCAGCTGCAGGGTTTGGGGTAGCGTCACCCCTTTGAAGTAGTTTTCGAGTTCCGTTATATCCATGGTTGCGTATTGTCCTGGGGCAAGATACTAAAAAAATTAGTATTACGGATTCAGCTTAATGAGATCGTCTATTTTACATTCCAGGGCCAGTGCGATAGCTACTACCACCGATAAGCGCGGATCTTGTTTTCCGTTTTCAATTCTGTTTATTGTCCTGGGATCAACGCCGGCTTCAAAAGCGACGTCAACCTGTGACATATCCTTTTTTAGTCGCAGTTCTTTAAGTCTTTCTCCAAACGTTTGTAATATAAATTCGTCTCTTTCCAACCAGTTATAAATTATCCCACGAACATATAAATTATATGACTTATTAGTTATGATATATTCGTCCGGATATATTGATCATTATTTATAAAATGCTTATATTCATGCTTCCAAAAGCCTAATTATGGTACAAATTATTCCTGACTTACTAAATTTACCGGGACTACCGAGATAGTGACGAGAGAAAACCCGGTCTTTTTAGGCTGGGCCCTTTAAATAACCGCAAATTCAATGTATGGAACAACTGCAATACGGAGTAACGAGAATCGGGCACATTATAACTGATCGGTGGCGAGAAACACCTCAGATTGCATTTGACGAAGGTGGACAAGAGAGATGGGTGTTGCCCATAGCAGAGCATGTACGAGCCGCCAAAATGAACATTGGCAGGGATGTCATGTTCACCCTTACGGAGCCGGAGCATAAAGATTTGAAAGGGTACGGGTTCGCAAAGCTCCACTTGCCAGGATTATAACTCTATCTACATACAAAGTTTCAATTCGTCAGATTAACGCCCCGCTTCTTCAGGCGGGGTTCGCTCTATCCAACCGGCAAGAATGTCCCCGCCAGTTTATAATTTTGGATGATCCGGACTACCTGCGCCTCTGTTTGGCACATGCCAAGATTTATTGATTGCCCTATAAATTTTTCAATATCGGCTATCTTCCGCAGTTCTTCAGCAGTAGCTGTATCGCGGATACCTTTTTCGTGGCGCCCGAACACACGGAGATTGATTTCACGGGCATACAGAGGGTAATTAGGCTCCTGGATGATTTTGCTTATTGATTCGTTCATCGGGCGGTATTCCGTCCCCGCCAGTACTCTGTCGAAAATCAGGCTATCGGTAAGCCAGATAACGACCTTTGCGTAAATCATCGGGTTGAACTCCATCGCCAGCAGTACCCAAATGTACGGATCACAGTATACAGACTTGTTTTCGCCGCGACCTTTGGTCTTCCAAACGCCCAGGCCTTTGAGCACATTTACAATTCCTTCTTTATCAATCATTTCGATAAAAGCGTGAATTTCCGCTTTTATGAAACCACGCTCGTGAAGTATATAATACATTCGTTCCTGAGTGCCTCTCGACGACAATATATCGTTCAGGCGGCGATCGCTCCATCCATGAATATATCGAGCGCGTTCATATGCTCGTAAAAGATCAGTAATACTTAAAGATTGTCCCTCTTTGGTATTTTGTTTGATGGTCACGCCGAACAGTACACGATCGGCGCTTTTCATGACTACGTTTGTCTTCATGATGGCATTAAAAATTAAACGAGAATTTTGCGCCCAAGTTCTGGGCGGATAATTGAAGAATTTAAGCCTTAATAGGCCGATGACAACCGCATTTGTAAGACGGACGAGAGGAAACAGCCTGCCGTGAATGGCAAGCTGTAAAATCAGCTAATAGTAGTGTACAGACTTTCGTTGTGAAAACAGAAAGCAAAAATATAAAATTCTCTTACTCCGAAAAATTAACTTATCAACAGCGGGGGAATACAAACAAAAAGCCCGGCAGGAATGCCAGGCAATCAAATCCCAAAAAGAAATTATTTACCTCCTGAAGGTACAGCATTGATTTGAGGAATCTGTTAAGCCGCAGTTAATGCCACCTTCGCCAGCTCCCAATACCTTACCCGTTCTTCCCAGCCATTCAAACCGCCGTTGATCTTCTTCGTAATCCTGCGGAAATCTCCAGCGTCGGCCAGCTCGTTTAGACCCCGATCCTCCCAAAACCAGCATGCTGATTGTACCGCGTACATAGGAGTGCTGAGCAGGTCCGGGTGATTTAAGAACGTCCCCGGATCTCTGGTAAGCGCCAGGCTGCAGGCGGCGTAATTGGCCCGGCCGGTTACCTGGATCAGTCCGCGCCCCATAAAACGCTTCCCATCGCCTGGGTAGACATTGCCCAGGTCTTTCCTTCCCTCATAACCTTTCTGCGCGGCAGTCGGCCCCCAAATCTCCCGTGTGTACCGGAGCTCGCCGGATTCGTGGGCTATTTGGGCAACGAACGCTTCCTGCCGGGCTGGGGTGTTGATTTGGTACGCCGGCATAAATTCATTCAAGTACGGGGTGAATACTTCCAGGGCCGTTTTCTTGGCCAGGGGCATGATATGCCGTAGTTGTTCCACAGTCATACAATCACCCTTTTAATCAGCCCCACAATAGGTTTCCTGAAGGTCCAGCCCAGCAGGCCAACGATAATAACGCCGTCGATGAGAATGCGCCGGGTCTTCTGCAGGTTCTTTTCGCCCCATTCAAGGGCCTTGGCTTCCGCCGCCTGTGCCCGGAGCTCCGCCGCCCTGGTCTTTGCCGTGTTTTCTTTTGTTACCGTGATGGTGTCTATCCGGAATTCCCGGATAGTTACCGCCGGCGGGCAGACCTTCTGCTTGTACACTGGTACGGTTATGATCTGGCGGGCGCTGTCGCACTCGGCGCGGATGGTGTCGATAAATACAAGCGTATCCCCTGCCCGGTAGACGGTATCGTACACCGTGGCGCCGGGTATGTACTCAGTGGAGGACCGCACGGGGAACCTGTCGGCGCACAATTGCGCCAGTTTCTTTTCGCTCATACAGCCAAATAACACTGTCCAGCTTAATAGCAATGCTATCAAGCCCCTGGAATATCTTTTCATACGAATATTCTATTTGTTTGAATATGAATTTCTTCTCGACAGCCTTTTGTGCCTCGCTTTCCGTCTGGAAAGGCAATAGCAGCAGGAGCGCCGGAAGCATGTTTTTAATTTTCGCCATAATTGTTGCGTGTTATTATGGTATCAGTTTTTTGGACGATCTCTGAAGTCTTATCCATCAGCTTGTCCGTTTTATTCATTACCTCGCGGAATACGTTGATCTGGTCCTGTTTGCTCTTTTCCTTTTCCAGTAGTACCTGCTCGGTAAGCTGCTTATTGTCGCCGTGCTGGACGTACACAATGTAACAGAGGGCTATGATCACCATTTCCTTGAACCTGGTTTGCAGCAAGTCGCTGAATTCCTTCAACAATTTTATTATCGCCTCCATGCCTTTCTAAATCGTTATCAATCTTGCCTGCCCGGCTTCGTTAATAATGCCCACTCTGAAGTCTTTCCCGCTGGTGACAGTAAAGGAGTGGTTTGTACTGAAAATGTTATCGCGGTTAGAAACAGTGGATGCGCTCTCTTGGCCTCCTGTGGTAACTTCAAAAAGCACAGCTTTCGTAGGTACGTTCGTTGTGACCGTCAACGTCGTGCCTGAGACGTTACCCGATCCGGTAGGCTGAGCCAAAGACAGGTAATCCCCGGCTCCAGACTCCAGGCTGATCACCATAAACGTCTCTTCCTTACGGACAAAGGGGATTTCGATCAGATATTGATCACTACCCAGGCTGACGGGCTTGCCGAAGTTGGATTTGATGTTCTGACCGGCGAGGGGTGTGCCGGTGAGGTCAATCCACACCGTAAGGGGCGTATTGATATCTGGTAACGGCAGGTCGTTGGCGATACCGCTGGTATTCGACCCCTTGAACCCATCCACGACATCCACAAGGACCACTACCTTCCCGGCGACGGTTACCGTGTTTATTCTTTTGGCGATGCTGCGTAGGAAAAGATATTCCAGGGCCTCCCCATTGCTGCAGGTGTGTACGAAATCTCCACCGAATGCGGTGCGGCACATCGACAGGTATTCGTCAAGGTCAGTTAATACACCAGCGGCGGCCAGGTTGTGCCAGTGAAAGAACGAGCGATACCAGCCAAAGGTCGCTCTTGCTTTGGCTATCTCTCCCTGCACATAGGCGGTTGCCTGGGCCTTAGTCGCCCCCATACTGGTATAGAAATCATACCACCTGTCGGACGAAGGATAGTTCGCCAGGGTGATCCGGTCGAACACGGAGGTATTGGGCAGGCCCAGCACGACGCCGGTTTGTTTATTCAGACCGTAGAACGTATTGGCATCCGCCGCCGCGTTGAACGATCCAGGTGAAGAGTTCCTGCACCCCAACCAGAAAGGAAGCAGCTGCCCGGCGCTGGCGGTCTGACCGTTCCTGTAACTCCCTCCTGCTGGGCGGCGGCCAACCAGATTAAATAACCAATCGTTTTGAGTATTCAAAAGGTTTATGAGCTCTTCCTGATTACTCAAACCGGGGGTTCCTGTGGTGAAGTCGTACCCATATTGGCCGTTGCTGATGTTGAAAAGCTGCTGGCCATGATTCGGGTAACGGGTGGCTTTGGCGGTGTTTACCACAGCTCCTGAAAACACGGCGGCGCCGGCGGCAGACCATGTAGCATTGTTATAGTCCGGGATCACCTCGATCACCCCTGTATTAGGGTTGTACCACCTATCGGTAGCGTAATACACATCGTGTCGGATCAGTCCAGAAAGATCGCGGTCTTTAATCCCTACCTGGGAGCCGCTGTAGTTGCTTGCAAACACCCCCAGCCGGCAGTTATTCTTGAAACCGTAGAGCTCCGCAGCATAAATACTGTTAGTCTCGATCGTATCGCTTTGGTGTGAGAAGGTCATTACCGCGTCGAATCGGTGGTTGCAGATACGTGTTTGTACCCCGCTGGGTGCCGGCCATAGTTTTACTCTCATTCTGCTACTTTTATAACTCTTCCATTGCTGGTATCACACCATAAATCACCAGGTTCCGCTGTTGGCGGCTGGGCGCCAGCGCCGGTTTGCATGTTGAGTACGTTCATTGCCGCCACTATTATGGCGGAGAAATCGCCATCCGTAGCCGTCACTGAGTTGAAAACCGGGTCTGTAGGGAGCTGTCCCCCGCCGTCACCTGTGCCGTTAATCCGGTAGCCTCTGATCGTTTCTATCAGATTGCCATAGGGCTCGTAAGGATCCAACGGAACAGTCCCAATAACCACCTGGGCAAAAGCGTAAACGCTGGTGGCATCCGCCGGCCGCTTAATATCGATGTACAGATAAGCAGCACCAGCAGGCGCGGTGTAAGTTTTAGGCTGGCTTATATTGGTGAAAGACCCATTATACTGGAGCATGCTCGTTTTGTTCGAGGCGTAATACGCAGAATATCCACCACCAGTAAGCAGTATGTCCTTGAACGTGTGCTTATCTCCTGGAGTAACGGGGATTTCGATCATCTGCCAACCCGCTCCGGAAGCCTTTGCACCGGTGGAGGAAATGAACATGTCGCTGATGATCCAATCTGTATTGAACAGATTTTTACCAGGAACCAGCCCTAAATCCACATCCCGCACCGCGTGCAGGTCGAAATAGTTTTTGTTCACTGCGTTAGGCCCGGTCACCGGGTCGGGGGTGCTATTTCCGGGCAGGATGAACTTCGCGGCAAAGGGGTTGCCGGAGATGTCCTTTGTTACCGTTGGATACGGCGGCTCATACGCTGTTGCCGGACCGGCCCCTAACTCCCATTGTAAGCTATCTGTGTTGTCGGCTGCTCCTGCTGTCGTAACTTTCACAGTAAAGTTTACCTTCGTAGTGCCGGTGGGAATAGTGATTGTTGTGCCGCCAGGATATCCGGCATTGATGTTGAGCACTCCACCAACTTTTGTATTGGAATCATCAAAAGGCTGGCAGCTTATTGTGCCTGATGCCTGAAAGCCACTTACAGTCCATTGTCCCGGTGTTACGGGCATGCCGATACATGCTTTTGCGTTAACGTTGTTCGCAAGGTCACCCACGCTGTTAACGAACTGGCCACTCACCACCAGGTCGGGTCTGAACTTGTTCTTCCCTGTCACTCCTGAAGGCGCAGTTTCTATGGCTGCTTTGGTCTGATAGGCGCTGAGGTCAATGGGATAGGGTTGTCTGGTCCAATATTCTCCATTAAATACCAAGTCCCCAGCTTCATTTGCGGGCACTACAATAGGGTTGCCCCCTGAGTCAAGGAAATGCGTATATGTCCCAGGCGTATTGTAGGAATAATACACAGCCGTTGTTGGGGGTGTTGGGTCGTTAGGATTTGTTGTGGCATCTGCGGGGCCACGAAACCCCGTTCCAACGCTGGCCATTGCCTCCGCTGCCGGCACTTTATACATTTTCTTACTCACCGGATCCACCGACGGCAAAAGCCGCTGCCCATTAAATCCCGGATCAGTGTCCAATGTTGGCAATTCTACTGCAATAAACTTTTCCATCATCGTACTTTTAAAAGTCTGTTTCTTTGTGTTGAAAGCGCCTCACCCTCATTCGCTCGCAACACCCGTGTTATTCTGCTTCGATAACTGTAACTGATTTCTGTTTCGCGGATATCTACCGACCATCCCCGCATGGGATAGTATTCCGCCTGGTTGGGTTCAAACTTCGCCCCGTCGGCTTTCGTGTATTCAATACCGTTCAGATATTTTGTAGTACATGAAAATACCCGGTTGATCTTGTCGATCACCCAATCCGGAACACCGTATGAACCGCCTATTTTGAGTTTGAATTGCCTGTAAGGCTTTGAAGAAAGAACCCGGAGGTTAAGGATCTGATCTTCCCATAGCGTATCTTTAGAAAGCGGGTCCAGCTGAGTGATGATCGCTTCACACCGGAACCTGAAAGACACACCCGTGTCGAAAATCACATCAAAGTCGTTGATGTCGTTCCAGTACTCAAACACAACAGTTTCTGTCTCACTTTCCAGGATCGTCTGGGGTTCGGAAATACGTTGTAGCTGTTCCTCCCCTGTCCCTACTGTGATGAGGATGTAAAACACTTCATCTACCTCACGGTCGAGCAGGGAAATGTCAACCTCATAAACCGAGAAGTCTACGCCTATCAGGTTGGTGTCCTTTTTTGCTGGCGGCCAGGTGCTCAATACTTTCCCTTGGCAGTTGACCAGCTGAACGACAGGGTTATCAAAATCAGTCAGGAACTGAAGCGTTATCACATCGTCGGTTACCCACTTTTGGAAGTAGTTTATCTGCTGCTCCCAGGAAAATATCTGCTCGCTGAACCATGAGTTATCAAAGTTCTTGTAGCCTGGATCGTCTACTGCGGGGAACGCCACCGGGTTCACTTTCGGTATGTCGAGAAATGAGTTCATGCGATCAGTTTTGTTAAGTCGTTATCAACAGCCGCCAACAACCTGAACGTTTGTTGTTCCATTGTCGCGGGCTTTATTCCTCCCTCCATCAGGCAGCCTTTGAATGACTGTCCCCTGTATGTAAACCGGAACATTCCAGTTTTAGAAATAGAAATCATCTGCGTAAATGTCATCGGGACCTGCGTCGTGAACTCCATATAAAAAGGCTTGAAAAACGGGCCGTTCAATATCCCTACAGGAACATCTGCCCTCTCAGAAACTACCTCCCCGCTGAGCGCTATGGTAAGCAGATATGGGTTCTTATCTGTGGACTGAAATACGATCTCTTTACTTTCTTGACCATACAGGAAAGACCGCAGGGAATCGCCATGCACGTAAAGCAGACGCTTGGGGGAAATGCTTATATTGTACACATAATTACCCTCAAACACGCCCTGTACTTCGACAAAAATTTGTCTGAACGCTGTCCAATACGGATTACCAGATGGATCTATCTCCCGGATTGAATCAACAATAAACACATCGTTGTCCCCTTTATTATCCGTAGTATTTTTCCCGTCCAGGTTGATTCGGATGAACTCAATTCCGAACGTATCACCCCTGTAAGGAGAGACTAAATTCAATTCCTTAACTACGCGGCTAATAGGTAAATTCCACAAGAATGTCGTATTGTATTCAGTCCGCCCGTTAAGATCATCGTAAGTTTGGTTAGGGTATCCGATCTTCAGTGTGTTATATATGTAATCGGTCGCCACCGACACTTTCACATCCTTTACTTCTCCCAGATCAATGATTTCGGCACCCGTAAAGAACGCATTTCGGGCTTCTATTGAGAGCGTATTCCCATTGACTCCCATGGCGACATTCTTCTGCACATGGGCTGACTGAAAGAAGTCCTTAAAACTTGTTTTTATAACAGCGCCGGATAAGCCACGAATAGCATCGCCGCAGGTGATCATCAAGGTGCGCGCTTGTGGCGTTGAAGTGTCCGGCGCAAGTATCTGGCTCACTGCGTTATACTGAGGGCCAAATACCTTTTTTACGAGCTTTTCGAAAAGACGATCAATACGGTATGCGTAAACGTTAGTTTTCTTATGTTGAATGCCAAATCCTATATTTATAGTGCCTTGCTGGAAGGTGATATCATCAGGATCTGTATAGTAGTATATAATCCACTCACTGCCTCCTAAAGACGTTCCGGTGCTCACCACCGAGCCGTAGACAAATAGATAAACTTCATCGTTTTCGTCTACATTAATGGTTTCAGCTCCCTTGATTTCATGCAATTTTTTTACTACTCGCTCAGGGGGGCCGATCCTAACTCCTAAATCATTCCCAGACTGATAAATATTGATGGCACTCTTTAATGTTCCGCCATTAAAAATGCGTATATCAACCTTCATTATCAGGTTAGGATCAGCGAGCGGTGGCCCCGACATTGCATCGTATGCCGTTTTTATTTTCAAATCATATTCAATACTAATACTGGCCGTGCTCCCTGCTTTAAAAATTGGATCATTTGTTGCGCCAATTGCACCATTGTTATTTGCGTCCCCCCCGATAAGATGATAGGCAGTATCACGCATTAATGTTCCTACTTGATCACCCTCAGAGCTTAATATAAAGCTTGCAGGAAGGTGGTTGTCACGCTTCCAAATATTATCGGTAAATCCGTTCACAACAGATGTTGTCGATTGCCGTAGCTTCATTCCATCCAATTGCAACAACTCCGCATCAGGCAGCATCAAGGCAGTCCCAACGTTTACCGCTGCTTCAACATAAACACTGTTATTATCTGCTGGACGTTTCAGGTCCAGCATGAGGTAAGCGGCATTATTCGGTGCTGTCACAGTAACCGTTTCCCCGGCGATATAGTCCCCATTGAAAAGCTCCATCGTTGCCCCGTCGATCTGGTAAAAAGCTGAATAACCGCCTACGGAAAGGTTGATCCTGCCGAAAGTGTAGGTTGTGCCAGGCTCAACCCGAATTACTGCCATTACCCAGCCCTCCCCACTACTGATAGCGCCCGTATTATCAATGAACTCGTCAATAACAATGGTTTCTTCGGTGATCAGGTTTTCCCCGGAGATCATCGGTATTTCATAAACGGTATTCTCGTTAGCCTTTAATATCTTAGGAATTCCCCCCTCTGCTACGTTCACGTCCAGAAAATCAATGCTGTCCTTTACCTGGGACAGATCAATTTCCCCTTCGTACCAGGATTCGTATTGATAAGTGCTTCTGTTGAGTTTTTTGATACGGAGGTTGATCACCGCTTCCATACCTTTCGTGTAGAAAAGACTACGGATAATCGTTGCTCCCTGACGGATAAACCTCAATGGGATTGTGAAATCACGAAACAGACCCTGGTAGGTCGCATTGCGCATAAACTTGACAGTCACTTCCTGCCAACCGTCCGGGGTGTATGGTAGTGGTTCCGGAGTGTCGGTAGTAATGAGCATGTCTTCCTCATCAATGGCGTATGTTTTGCCAGTGATAGGATCGATTAGTTCATATTGAAAGTCATCCGGAAGCATTACTTCATATAAAGATTTAAGTAGTCATTCCATTCGTTGCCATCATGCCACTGTTGTTTAAGCCCTTCCCGTGTTATAATGGTGCGCGTATCGGGTTTTAACGCGATCGCTTTGGCAACTTTTCCTAAGTCCTGTCCCACGCCTTTGACGATCATTTCCGCCAGCTGTCTGTCGCCAACTGCTGTATCTTCCACGTTCGGCAGCGGCCGGAATGCGGTCCATTTAGCCGTTTCCAGGTAATCGTCGATAGAAGGGTGAACTTTATAGTTTTCGGGCAGGTAAGTAAGGGTAGCGCGATCAGGAGTAACCCAGGCCCGCCCATCAGGTGCAGAAATAACTTCATGCACACCGCCATCGCCCGTATAGGCCACTTCTGCGGGGCCTCGCTCTCTCCCCATCCAATACCTTGGTATGGGTTTGGCGGCGACCGCTGCAGCTTGCAAAGCACCAGTAGCAATTACGATAGGGATTTGAGCATAGGCCATTGCAGCCAAGGCGGCGGTAAAAGGGTTTGAAGAAAGTATTGCCGCCTGCATGTTTATTTTGGCTATTGCTTCAGCGGTAGCGATGCCTATCTGAAGAATCGCCATAAACTTCTGGAATATGGCGGCCTTTGCGTCCACATCCCGCTGGCGCTTCTCTAACGCTTCTCTTTGCGCCTGGGCGCTCGCGTTAATGATGGCTATCTGATCGGCCTTTTCCTGCTCTGTTGCGACAGATTGCTCTACCGCCTTGATATCGGCGTTCTTCTTTTCCTCTACCGCATCTATCTGACCCTGTATGTTATTTTTCTCATACTCAAACAAGGAGTTGCCGATCTCCACGGCGAAGTCAAACGCTTCCTTCCGAAGCTCTTTAAGACGGTCGTTGTACTTTTTTTCAAGACCCAGCTTCAGATCGTCGTACTTCTTTTTATTTTCGTACTCAGTTTTCAGCCGATCTTCCTCATATTTCAGGTTTTCGTCGCGGATTTTGTTCTGCAGGTCGGCCAGTTTCTTTTCTTCCTCGGAAACACTCTGCCCCTTGTCCTTTGCTTGCTGAATGGATTGCTGTATAAATGAGATATCTGACTGAAGGGATTCATTGGCGTACTTATTCTGAATCTGGAGCTTGGCGGCCTCATACTGCTCACGGGTTAGAATGCCCTGGGTGTATTTCTCTTGTAAGGCGGAGAGCTCTTTGTCCTCGGCTTCCTGGATTGCTCTTTGCTGCGCCTCGGACTTGGCGATGATGGCCTTTGTTTCCTCATCGGCAGAGCTTTTGGCAATCTCTTTTAAAGTGTTGGCATGTTCTATCGCATTCTGGGTACTGGCCTTTTTGTAGGTTTCTTCTGCTTCCAGTTTCTTATTGGTCACCTTGCCGGCGTCAGCAATGTCGATTTCCCGCTGCTTCTTGGCAATGGCATCCTGGGTGAGCGCGAACATATTGGTGGCGGCAATGCGCTCATCGTATGACCTCGTTTCATCCTCGAAAATGGCCTTTTGATTAATGGCAGCAGTTTCCAAGGCGGTTTTCTGCGATTCCAGAACAGCTTTTAGCTGATCCTGCGCCAGCTTATTCGGGTCGCCTTTTTCATCAAATTCTTTACCGAAGAAGTCGAACTTGTACTTTTTGGAGATCGCGGCTGCGTCCTGCTGGAACTGGCGGGCGATATCTTCAAAGGTTTTTTTGGCGTCCTCTTTCTCCTTTACAAACTGTTTCTGCCTCGCGGCTCCTTTCTCTTTCCTGATTTTCTCAGCGTCAGCCAAATCAAGGCCCCCGCCCTGTTCTCCTGCGGCACCAACAGCGGCGCCGGCAAACGTTTTATCCAGGCTGGTAGCAAACTCCTCAGCCTCTTTTCTGCGGGCCTGCTCGGCCTCAAATGCTTTTTTAGCTGCTTCTTCCAGTGCAAGGTTTGCCGCTGCCTTCAGAAGCATCATTTGGATATAAGCGTCGCCGTTCTTAACCAGTTCGCGCTCCGCCTCGTCCAGCGTCTTAACCTCGCCGGTGGTTTCCCCAATGGATTCGTTATACTGTTTGATAACCTTCTCCTTGCTGATAAACCCTGCTTTGGCCAGGTCAATATTTATTTTCAGCTCATTGACCAGCTTAACGGCAGTCTGATATTCTCCGCTTCCTTCAGAAAGGGACGAATTAAGCAATTCCTGACTTTTCTTAACCCGGTCGATGACCTCCTTTCCTTTGAAAAGCTCAGTCGCCCATTCGCCTATTTGCTTGCCAAAAACAGTAACCAGCGTTACACCAATAGTGAGAATGTTCGTCCAGCTGAATAGTGACCGGGTAAGCTGCCCCAAAGCTCCCATTGCTCCAATCTGTTTACCAGTGCTTTCATCGATGGCTTTGCTTAATTTCGTGAACTCATCAAAGAGAATAGGCAGGTTGTTTGACAAGGCCAGCAACCCTGTTTGCAGGTTTAGGGCAAATGCCGGGGCCTCTCGGAGGATCTGAGAAAGGGCAAACGTTGCGCTGGCATAGTTCCCGACATTCCGCTGATATTGACCTACGCTGGCATCGATGGCCTTTAACTGTTTTCCGAGATCATTTGCCCGTGCTGCCGCCTCCTTTGCCGCTGTGCTATTTACACCATAGATAACAGCGAGATTTTTAGCAAGGCGAGCACTTGAATTGTACTGGTCAGAAAGAGTCTTATACGCATCTGCTAACCCCAATGTAAGGGCCGCGGCTTCTTTATTTGCCTTATTCTGCTGCTGAAGGGCGAGCTTGGCCTCGGCCAGGTGTCGGCCGTACTCAGATTCAGCAAAAGCTAATTTCTGTTTCGTCCGGGCTAACTCATCATGGGCTTGCGTGGCTTGTTTTACGACTTTTATGCTTTCGGAAAGGCCGGCGCTGGGGTTGATATTCTTTGCTGTGTCATGAACAGCGAGGATCGACTGCCGGTATTTGTCCAGCAGGGCGTAAAGCTTGTCGAACTCCGCACGTATGCGGGGCTCATCAAATACACTATCGATCCTTTTGTCTGCCATTTGATTTTTTTTCTAACTGTTCTATATGCTGATAGTACATGTTGGCGACGGTAGCGTACCTTGCGACGGTGGTCCTCTCTTCATCAATATGGTAACCGATAAATTTGGAGAGGATGACGAGCATTTGATTGAAGTACTGATGGTCGACCTTCTTTCCCGTACCACCTCCTTTCAACCGTTCGTATTGCTGCTTCTTATCCTGTATATCAACCAGATGGCGTTTGGACCTGGCTAATACCCGGTTAAGGTCGTTGTGGTATTCTTCTGGGTTGCTGGGGTTAAATGGGAATCGATAACCTTGCTCGTGAAGAACTTTAACCAGGTCATCAAACCGGCACATTCTGAGCGCGTCAACGGCACAGACGGTTACTTCCTGACTGAAAGACATACGCTCTATCTCCAATGCCAATACCAGTAAGTAGTTATTCTGCTTATTCCCGCACAAGTCCATCCACTCCTGGTTTATCGCCTGCCAAGCATTGGTCAAAGTCTGCATATCAGCATCCCCTTCAATAACCAAAGCCGTAAGATCCTCATCCACCAGGCAGCGTATAAACAGGCTCAATGGAAGTGTATTACAGGTCATATGGAGTTTTGCGGTCATAACAGCTGGTAGATAAAAAGCGAAAGGTTCAACAATGCGGAAAGTGCGGCAACGATGATCGCGATCTTTGCTTTCCGCTTTCTTGACCGTATCTCCTCAAAAAGCCGTTTCATTTCCTGGGTATCGTCCTGTATTTGTTGAAAAACTGACCTCATACGAATGTTAATCCTGTTTTGTCCTCAATCTTCTTTTCCCACACCGGCCGCACATCGCTGATATATCCAATTTTGAAAATCCCGCCGAGGCCGAATATGCTTTCGCCGTATCTGTTGACCAGGAAGGGTGTTTTTCGATCTGCGCTGTCGATTATGAATGTTGTTTGCCGCACGTCAACAAATACAGCGTTGTAAAAAGGGCCCTTGTCGCGGAGCGTTACCCTATCGGTCGGCTGCCCCTTCTTCTTTTTCTCCTTTATGGTTGCTGGCCGGTAGAACGGCTTTATACTTCCCCCAGTTTCTTTTTTCCCGGCGAAGAGCTGCTCCTTCTGCCACTCCACCATATCGCTTTTGGTATCCTCGATGCTTTCCGCAGCCAGCTCCATCACGTCTACCGCTTCCAATCGCTTCATCATATCGTAGATGGTAGTCATAACCTGGTATTAAAAAGGGCGGGCTACTTTCTGCCGCGCCCCTTCGGTTTTTCACGGGATGAAGCTTTTCTTCTTTTCAGCCCCAAAAGCTCGTCCAGACCTGAATCCTCCAGCGCATCGGCAACATCTTCCGGAACAGCGATCACACGATCATCGGAAAGGATGACCGGCGCTTCCTCGTCAGTCGCAGCCGGCTCCTTTACTAACCCTAAACTTTTAGCATATGCTGGAAGATCAGCATCCGGGTAGATGGGGGTGAAATGCTGGATAAACCGCTCGTAACTCCATTTCCGCACCCCGGGGCCAAAGTCGATATTTGTTTGCTTCAGCCTCATACTCCACGTACTACTTCAACCGGAACACCTTCAAAGCCGCTGATATCTGCAGCGTCCAGCGCGACAGGTGTGGTCAGGTCGATCTTCACCTTACCAGTAGCAGTAAGCGCCGTGTAAATCGGGTCAGCCGTATCAGCGGTAACCGTAAACCCTTTGATTGCGGCATTGGGCGCCACGCTGGTGAGCTCTATCTCCTGATTTACAGACGCTCCAGAAGCGGCATACATCTTCCACAGATTGGTTACCCCCAGCTGAATGCCGTACAGGTCGAAAATGTTGGCACCGTCGCAGCCGGTGGTAGCGATTACCTGGAACACGCCGCCAGTAGGAGTACCCTGAACTTTCAGGTTGATGTTTTGCAGACCAACCACCTGGTTCAACATGAAGTTGGCTATGAAGAACTTGATATCTTCGTTGATGTAGTTCGGCTTGAACGAAAACTGAAAGCGGTAAATATTCGGGTTAGCGAAGTCTTTTATCTTCCAGGGGTACGGATAAAGTACCTCCTGGGGAATTCCGCCCATCCCTTCTGCTCCGGTGCTATCCAGCCTCTTGGTTCCGATAAGCGTATTGCCGGCCACGAAGAGGACTCTGAAATTCAGCTTGTTTCGGAAGAAACGGAGCCTGTTGGACAGGCAAAGACCGCCATCGAAATATTGCCAGATCCAGTTATAGTTTCCTTCCCTGATCGGAACAGGGCGACCGCTTGCGAGTGTAGCAAACGTGGGATCCTCGGTATTGTCGGTCAGTGCCTCAAATCCGTGGAAGGGGTAAATACGCTGCCCCTTAGGCGCTAAGGTCAGCGCCTGTAGTGTGGCCAGCGGGTCTTCCATCTGGGCTTCAGTGAGAACCAGGTTCTGGGGGACGAAGAACGAACCGGTCATTTGATCCGGATCGAACGGACATCCGCCGACCCCGGTATTTTTCACGTCCCCTTCACACTTAGTCTGATTGAATGCTGCCATTGTTATAGCTTTAAAAAATTGTTAGCAATGTTTAATGTCATATTGTAGCGAGAAGTCAAACCGGAAGCAGTGAAACGGGTGCATGTCCCGGAACTTCAAACCGTCAGGCGTGGACTGCGAGGTCATCCCCCGGTATTCCTGGAGAACCCGATCAATCCCCAACCTTAACCCCGACAGAGTAAACCCGAACAGCTTATCCTTAGCGATCACCTGTACATCCTTTCTGACTTCCTCATCACCCCTGTGCGCCAGCTGCTTCAGCCGCTCGACGTTCACCCAGAAAATCAGATGCACATCCGCGCGATTGACGATGTTGTAATCAACATCTCCTGTCAACCCGAAAAACGAAAGCGCCGCCAGCCGGTCATCCAGGTATACTTCCCGGTATTCGTTCAACCCCGTATAGACTTCAGCCACATAGCCGGCGTCCTTTTGATTCCGGTAGCATCGGCCGTAAGCGTGGTACAGGGAGGTATCTATCCCCCAAACTCCGAGCAGCTTGTCATGCAGATGTGTCTGCAGCTTCTGGATCGGTATGTCCACGCCTACCGGCGATACTTTGGTGAATAGCATTGATAGTCGGGTATTGAATTTGAAACTGCTTTCTGTCCAGGGAAGAAATTGTTGTGCAGGCGCTTCAGTTCACGTTCAAGCTGGTTCTTTAATCCGGTGCTGTAAGGCATTTCATCTGTAGCCATCTGCAGGTTCAGGTCGTTATACAAGCGGGCGGCACCTTGCTCCCCCAATCGCTGCATATAGTTTGACCTGGTGGAGTGAATCACCTTTTCGACAACCTTAGCCGCCATTTGCAGACCTATGGCCTTATCGAAGGCCTGAGGGTTCTGCAGGATGATCTCTGTGTAGTCTTTAACTGTGCTGTACTCAATGTTCAGGCCATACGTCCGGCTGCTCAATGTTGGGTTGTATCGGGTAAAATCAGGCTGTCCCGGTACTCTGTCTGCCTCCATAGCCTGGGAACCGTAACAAAGCCCAGCGTTCCACAACACCGGCTGCTCGTCATAAGCTTTAACCGTTCCGAGATCATCCTGGAAGTAGCCGATGTAGAACACCCCGGACTTTACCGTGGCGTCCATATAGTTCAACTGCCAATCTGCCGGCCTGATAACCACCTGATCGTTTGCTGCCGTTGTAACCTCTACAGTCTTCAAAGCAGCCTTTTTCGTGCTGTTGAACAGGTAGAGGCTGAACGTTACGGCGCCGTCAAAAAACAGCGTTATCGCGTTGATACGTACTCCCTTCCGGGGATCGCGGGCCATTTTAATCTGTCTTCCAACAAACCGTCCATTGTTCGGTATTACCGCAGGCTGCTCATCGCACCTGTCAAACTCCAACCTTTGCTCGATGATTTCGGGCTTATTAAATATCCCATCCAGCACAGAGCAGATACAGTCCTCCTGCAGCTCCTTGAGTGACGTATTGAAGGCGGCATTGCTTATAGCCACGTCATTGTTAACTATCTCCTTGATATTAGGGATAGTCACCATCGCGTGAAAGCCATCGAAATACCTGCCCGAACGACTTTCCTTGTTTGATGAATCAAGTACGCCGGAATACTCAGCCTGGGTAGGTTCTCTGAAACCCACCCGGCCAAATAATGCTGGTATGACTTCTGCTCGCCTGTACATCGTAAATGATATTAGGCGGCAGCCTGCCCGATCAGGTGAACAACAGAATCACCAGTTACAGACAGCGGCGGCAGTGCATAGGCCACAATGAGAGATACCTCCCACTGATCGACGATATCCTGCGGGTTACCGCCGGTTGTATTGGCCGAAGTGTCCGCGCGCTTGGTGTACAGTGAGATGTCACCCACACCGCCGGAACCGAAGGGGTCCAACTGGGTACCCATCGTACCTACCTCGTTTTCACCAGCGTTTACACCGCTTTTGTTGAGGGGGTCGTTCCAATACATCCCGGCGAAAGATCGCGCAGGCATAAAGAGGGCGGAACCGGCAGTGTAAGCGGGGAATACGACGTCCTGCGTAGTGCCGATATTGGAACCAGCAAACTGGAAGGACATGTTGGCGTTATTTGCCTGGCCCTGCTGCATCTGGAATTCAAATTCTGCGGCGGTCTGGAGATCAGCCACAACGTCGTAGCCACCGGTAAAGTAACGAGCGGCCATGTACGTTTTGGCACGTTGCATAAAGCGCGCCTTATCAGCGGCGGCAATTTCCAGTGCAAAATTCGTTTCGTTGTAAGTGCCCGGATTGGCTGAGGCGATCTGCGGGTTTACTACGGCAGCAGCCAGCTGCATGCGGTTAGCAACCAGGAACGCAAGCGCGCTCGTATCGTGCCTGTTACGTAAGTTGCGCCAAGCCTCTTCATAAAGGTGGTTGAACATGGTCTGATAGGTCAGAATGTTGTTCTGGGCGATCTTACGGGGCAGGGAAAAGGGTTCTACGTGAGTAACATATACCAGTTCCACTTTGCCGCTGTCGCCATGCGTGCCAGTGTGAAGGGCTGCTTTTGAAGTGGCCGCACCTTGGGCTCTTTTTGTTTGGTAGTAGATTTCTACAGGGCGAAGGTCAGATTTACGGAGTTCAGGCGCATTGGGTATGCTATACTCCTGGTTTTTCAGCGCCAACTCCATGACGGTGGGTAGCTTGCGTCTCAGCTCAGGAGCTTGGTTACGTGCAGTAACAACAGCTTGCCCCTTTGCTAATACGCTCAGCGCGTAATTAGGCATTGCTAATTAGATTAAATGTGAAAGAATGTTGTGAGATTTTGGGGTACCACCCCGGAGTTGTTGGCTACCAGCCGAAGAAACCAGGTACCACCTGGTGAAGTGATGGAGAATCACCTCGAAACAAAGATATAGATAAAATCTATTTAAACAAAAAAAGTTATAAAGAGAGGAGTATTATTTTCCTGGGGTTCATTTCTGAAGCTGCAATTCGTCGCCGGTCAGAGCGAAGTAAAGATTCTGGAGCTGGTGGATGTATTGAAGGTCAATTTCTTTCCCATGCATGGTCCACTTCAGTGTACTGTCAAAGCTCGCGCAGGTCGCAGTTAATGGCCCCTTTCTGTAGATGTAAACTTCATACTCCCGGTTGTCAAAACTTTCTGAATCATCAAATCCGAAGTCGTCGAGCCACGCCTCCGTAATAGGGACGGGGTTAATATTCCTGCATAGATCATCGGTTACGTTGGTTGACTTCGCAACCTCTACTGTCTCGACATACTCCATGTATTCATCGTCGTAGTCCATGGAAATAAGACAGACTTGTCGAACGGTTTGATTATAGGGGCCGCCCCCCACTTCCCGCATTTTCCCCGCTAAGACAAGATTCCCTATTCGTAGTTCGTTTGCTTCGATCATGTGCGTTGCTCTTTGATCGCGACATTAATATACCCCTCCTTATCCCCCCCTAGTACCGTTATAGACTACGGCTGTGATGTCTGCCAGGGTCGTTCTCTCCTGATGAATAATCTGAACCTGAACATCAATATCTTTCCCCTCCCGTTCAAGGTCTTGCAAATATTTTATACGCTTTGATACCTTCATAAATAAGATTTCTCCAAAAATAAGGAAAGCCCCGCATTACGCAGGGCTCTTGATCAGTTATAATAATCGAAATCCGGGACATCCTTCGCCGCTTTGTCAAGATAGGCCTGAAACTCCGGTGAAACAGGGTTCCCCTGCGGGTTTTCTTTCAACCACTGCTCCTGCACCTGCGTCCTGGTCTTCAGCCCAGCTGTACCGTCAGGGAGATTGTCCCCGCCACCGCGACCGCCTACGGGCGCCTTACCAAGCCAACTACGTTCAGTGAAATACTCGGAAATGGCCTGTTTTACAGGGATGGGGGCGTGAGTATCCTTGTTCTTCAGCACTTCGCCGTTCCGCTTCACAATCACCTTCCCGTCCGTTTCTTCAAACTGCAAATTTGCCTTGATGATCATCAAACGCTCTGCATCCGTCATGCTTTCGCTGCGCCCGGGCGGGAAGTCAGTTATCAGCTGGTTGTCGAACAAAACGGCCTGGGTCTTGCTCTTTTCCTGCTGCAGGTCGGCCTCCAACCGTTCTTTATCTTTCAATAATGCCGCATTTTGCTCCCGTAGTCCGGTGTCACCGGTAGCAACCTTGGTGTTTACCAGGTCCACTACCTTGTCGAGCTCTTTACTGTCATCTTCGATGCCGAATTTCTTTTTCAGCGCCTTGGCGGCAAGTTCCTTACCCTGCTTCTCCCCTTCTTTCATACCGGCGGTTTTCCCCTCTGCCACTTTGTTGGCGTCGCGCGTGTCCAGATCTTCCTGTTTGAAGGCAACCACATCCGGCACTTCAAAATCCGTCTCCGCCTCGGCCGTAACAGCGGCGATCAGCTTGTCTACATCAAAGCCCAAAGCCTTGATTTTTGTTTTTGCATCTGCTTTTAATGCCATAAACTATTGTTGGGTTAGTAATTACTGTTTCAGGAGATAAATACGGCGGCTGTTGGCCAGCTGGGCATTTAGCTCCTTCGCTGTTTTTATATCGATCCTGGTTGTGTGGATCGGCGTATCGTTGGTGATCCTGATGCCTACCATATCCCTGGGGCTATCAGGCAGGCCGGGGTAACGCTCCTGCACAACCGGTTCCGCCTTGAAGACCTGGAAGTCCTGAAGGCCAAACAGCGGGAGCGCGTCAACATGCGCCTTGTACTGCTTGTAGGCTTCGCCAGTGAGCCCCTTATAGTTGAATTTCGGGCCGGTAGTTGCGGCAGGCGGCTCACTTTCTGCAATAGATTCTTCCTGGTCTTCCGGGGCCTTGTCTTCATTCGGCGCCTCGGGCTGTTCCTGATAAGCCTCGATGATAAACTGGTCTGTATCAGCCACAGAAACGCCTTCGTTCAGCATTTCCTCCTTCAACTCTTCGGCTGTCATGCCGGCATTTTTCATGCCCTGGTATTTCTCTTTCTTTTTGTGATGAATTGCCATATTATATTTTTGTGGTTAGTAATTAGTTTTGAATAACGGGTTCCGGTGCAGGGATACCTTTGGCCTTTACAAATGCCCGTAAATTCTCCCGCAGCTTTTCCACCGGCATAGACAACACCAACATATCCGGCGTCGTACTGTACCACTCCCCGAAATACAGCTTACAGTTCAGGTCCAACTGATCGGTGACAATGTTCTTAGCCTCAGAAACCTTTAGGTGCGGGAACGGTTCGACGTATAGCAATTTCAGCCTTATGGCCAGCTCAATCGGGTTGGCTTGGTAGGACGAATGGTAGTATTTCTCCAAGGATTCGAACAGGCTTGCTTCCGGCGCTCCTTTGGTCCGCATTTCCTGGTATTTAACCATCAGCTCGTCCGGGGTTTCGAGAATATAATACCGGCCATAAGCGATAGAGGCCTTTCTATAGGCTGTATCAAACCAGAACTCACCGATGAAATCGGCTATCAGCATTTCTGTTTTTTCTGACCAATCCGCTGTCATGTTCAGCCTGGCATACCGTGGCTGGCGGTTTTCCAGTGTCTTTGTAGCTGATTCTGCCTGGCTTTCCCCTGCCTTGGTAGTTGGCCCCTGAGCCCGCTGCGGCGCCCCTGTCCCCCAATAGGTCCAATGTATCATGTTCTCCAGATCCCCCAGGCTTGTGTCCTGCTTCTCCCATCCCTGAACGTCAGGGGTAGCGTAACCGAAGAACTTGCGCCAATCAAACGAGGTATCAGCAAGAGACATCGGGAACCGGGCTACATCGCTGACCTTTGTCCGCATCTTATAGCCTGTCCCCTTCTCAGCGCCAGTATAAGGCGAACACTCCGGGCACGCTCCGGCCTGGACATATCCAGTACCTGCGCACGTCCCGCAGTCTAACAGGGGCTCAATAGCCTTGCTGAAGCCGTGGTAGTGCTTCTGCAAATCACGGATGGAGCGATCGCGCAGGAAACAGTCTGCAAGCTCTGTGGTAAGTTCAACAGGGGAATAAAAACAGGATGGGTCGTCGAATTTCATCAGGTCCGAAACGATGAATGCCGGCGTCCGCCCCCAGCGGTTAGGTATCGCTTTGCCGATCTGCTGCGCCTGGTCCTGATCGTACTTAACGATAATATCCTGGGCGTCGTCTACAAACCGGTAATAGTCCGTAGGTTGGGTTTTATTGAACTCTTTCAGCTGAGGGTCTTCCACTCCGTATACTATTGCGTCCCCTGCAGACAACCGAAAACAAACATAGTCCAGCCGGCGGCCGTTGGGCTGATAATCGAAGATGCTGTATACGCTTTTGTAGGTAGGATAAGCTTTAGGAGCGTTCACCACCTGCCCATCCACTTCGATGAGCCGGTCCACTTCGATAAAGATTATACCCATGGGGTCGGCGCGATAGGCCCGTAACGCAAAAACATGCATCCACTTCCGAAGGCTTAGGCCATAGCGCACATCGCTCAAAAGGGCACTCATTCTCTTCTCATTGTCCTCGCCCATGTTGAAGTACGAGGACCCTCCTTTGGCGGTAAAAACCATGTCTTCCTGCTGCAAGAGCCGGCCGAACATGTCTTTGTTGGATACAGAATACTTCTTGCGCACCCCAAAGATGTCCTTGTTCTCAAAGTACTCACATTGAACAATTGCGCTGTCCATTCCTACCCCGTGTAGGTGCAACATGAGCTTATCAGCCATTTCCCGGCCTTTCCTTACCAAAGCCTTATTCGGGTTGGTTTTGATGATGTTCGCAATCTGTGGTAATGAATATCTTCCCATGTGAATATTATTAAACCCCAAAATATTTTTTGCGCCTGGCCTTATACTGGTTAAACTCTGTTTCCAGGACTTTTATAATGAAATATCGCTTCTGATCGGAATAATGCCCGTGTGGCTCGTACGTAACGCCGGTCTGTTTGTCCTTTTCTTTTACTTTCAGCATTGTGCCGTCCTTATCCTCCTGAACCGTGCAATAGTCGTCTATGCTGATTTTACAATGATCACCGATTACAATAGTGTAACCAGGGATCAGTCCTTCGTAGATGTCATTTATGAAAGCACCACTAAGCGCGACTTCCGGCGCACTCTTTGCCACCCGGTTTACTACCTTGAACCCAGCTTTGGTAAGTACTTCGATGAACTTATCATAAAAAGAACTACTATTCTCATCCACGGTTGATTTTCTCCTTGCTGAGGGATCGCCGTAGATAAACAAGATATCGTCATATCCAATGCTTGATAGCCATTTAATGAGCTGGCCCGCAGCTTTTGGTGCATTATTATCAGGCGTCCTGCATGGTATCTCATGAACCTGGCGAACTTCACGGCCCGCAATAACGCTTGCAAACTGCCAAACACCGACTGTTACATACGGATTTACGTTCTCATCCAGGGAAATATGAAGCGCCCCCTGTTCTACTTTCAGCGGCCGCACGTGTTTCATCTCATCGAACTGCTTCCAGAACTCCCCGCCGGTACGCATAATTCCTCGCTCCCCGTTGGCATAAACCCTGTACAGGTTGGGTTTGTTGATGCGGTCCCGCTCAAAATCTTCCAGGGTATGAACGTCAACATACCCGCCCTTACCCGAAGGATGCCCCACTACCCAAAAGTTATCCCTGTAGGTTACCTTCATCCAAACGGAATCACCTTTTCGGTTGATCCGCTTAAAGGCAAAATCCGGGTTCAAAGAACTGTATTTTGTTGGCGCTGGTACTGTCAGCGGCAGATCTATCCATTCGTCCTTATCCAGCCAGTTTTCATACAACCATAGTTTCGCGCTCACTGGGTTCCAATCGCAGATGAACTTTTGATTCGGCCGGCCCCTGAGCCTTTTGCGCTGCTGGTCCCACTGGTTTTCTGTAAACTGGTTCCACTCGTTGTTATACACCACGTTGAAATCCTCTATCCCTTTCACGTTTTCCTCATCATCCAGGCCCCGAAAACGTACCCGTGCATCATTTACCAGGGATTTGAACAGATCTTCCTGCGGCTTATACAGCTTCCCCAGCTCCAGGCGGTTCATCGCTAATTTGAAAGAACTATATACGCTGTCCTTTATGTGGACGTGAAAGCGCCGAAATACCATTGTCGAGTAACAGTGGCCCAGCTGGTCAATCAGCAACGCGTTACACACCTCCCCTGTCTTCCCCGCGCTCGATCCCCCTTCGATGTAGATGTACCTGATCTTCGGATCCCGCAGCAATGGCATTATATGCCAATGAAGTGGGTTAAAAAGCCGAGGATTGAAGATCAGCCGCATGCTCACTCGTCTTTACCATAACCGATTTCCAGCGTGCCGGAATGCTCAATGTCCAGTTTGTTTTTTATCCGCTGCTTCAATGCGTTGTACTCCTTAATCGCCGCCACCTTACTGCCGAAATCCGCATTCTGCTTGATCACAAACGCCAGTTCGTTATCCACCACCGTGTCGTTGAGGTCCGCCTGCTCGTACAATTCCCGGATATATGACAAAATGTAATCATTGGTCAACAGGCGCCATGCCCCACTCTTTGCAGAAGCGTATCCACCTTTATCGGAAAGGTCAACATCGTAGGCCTCCGCATAACAAAGAACCCCATTCCCGCGGTTCGGACCGTAGGCATAGAGCTCAGCGAACTGTCTTTGCTGTTCGTTCATCTTTACCGCCTCTCCTGTTATGGTCTTCTTTCGCTTACCCATGACTATAAATAGAAAAGCCCGGCGCGTAAGACGCCAGGCGTAAAGAATTTACCCCAAATGAGCACACGGGCTTGTTAGCCCCAATTGTATTGTTCCATCCCTTCATAAAGTGCAGCCGGCGAGTTATGCCGGAATGCTTCGGAACAAAGATATATAGAATATTTTATTGCTGAACAAAAAAATATAGACAAAATCTATTGAAAAACTATAGGAAAAATTGCAGAATGAGAGATAAAATAGAAATTGCCAGCGCCGCGATAGCGAGCCAAAGATTCCACATGTTTGCCCGAATGCTACTTTCCTTTTCCTGTCGGTCCAGGGCTTTTCCCTCTCTTTGGGCCTGATATTTTGCCGTATACCCTCCAGCGGCCCTGAACAATCGCGCATAAGGGAGCTGTTCTTGCAGGATGACAATTGCGGCATAGCCATCTTGGCCTCCCCACCTAGTAACGATATCCGGGCTTTGTTTTATCATTTGGTACATAGTGTCATTAACTACATCCCACGGCTCATTAATGCGAACCGACACCTCAAAGCAGGCACCTGTAGTATATTCATCCAGGAGATGATTGAGGATTTTATCTGCCACTTCTGGATTAATCATAGAGTACACGGGGTTGATTAGCTCCTGTTAATTTACTACTACTGCCCACCACTTAGACACTGGGACATCGTATAAAAGCCGGCAATTTTGATTGTTTTTCGATATTTTTTTACCATTAGAAAAATTCTTCAGTATCCGTCAGTGTTCCATCCGAGGTGCCATTTTCAAATAGGAACTCTATGCCGCCTCCACTACGATTAAATGCTGGTTGCACAGTGCCTTGGCGGTACTGGTCTCCTTTTTTTGGAGCTATTACAAAAATCCACTTAATCGGGCTCGAATTTGGCAACGCATATCGCTCGATAGGGTCAACTACCGCGCCAGGGCTGGGAATATTTTGCTGAAGCATGGTCCTATTGGTTGTCATAGTAAGGAAGTCACTGTAGTTTGTGGTATATGACCCGGGGAGCAAACGTGCGTTTGATTTATCGACCCTTAAATCGTCAAAATAGGCAGAAAGCCTAAAATGCCTATTGGATGAATTGCCGGGAGCCTTAATCAATGGCCCATCGATGGCTCCACTTTTATTCAGGGTTAACGAATCTGGATCAAAATCTATCAAAGGAACGCCGATAGCATCTTTTAGTATGAGATCTGGGCGCAACATCTTATCCTTATAGGCGACTAAAAACTGTGCGTTAACGGCAATCCATTTATCGGTTTTCCCATGGGGGGTTACTACCTGGTATCCCATTCCAGATTCAGGGAGGGATAGTAATTTTTCGGTAAGATTGCTACTGGCTTTATATATCATGATGCAATTCTTTCATAGAAAAGTACTGAGCGCCGTAAGATCCCCGTTTTTCAACAGGTCGTGGATTTCTTCAGAGGTATCTTCTGTGAAGTCCTTAACATCAATCTTGGGCATGCCGATCGGGGTCAGGGGGTCCGGGGTTATCGTAATCATGCCGCCCTCTTCGATGATTCTGGCCTCCAGGCTCCGAAGCGCCCACTTGATACGATAGCTCAAAAGCTCGTAATACATGGCCATCATTTTATCCATCAGTTCATCCCCGTATACAGGGGCAGTAAAGTATACCCTCATCGATTCAAAGATATTGTTTTTACCATTTTACGCGCTCAAGGCCGGTCATCTGTTTGATATCGGTGCCATCGACCATAGCATCCCATTTATATGCGTCAATAGTTGAGTCGGGCACCTGTCCAGACTCATAACGTATATACCTCGTGACAGCCCCTCCACCTGTTCTATAATGGACCAATAGGTATGTAGCCTTAGGCCGGGTTCCTCCCTTATAAATTACCAGGGCATAGTCCGGGTTTTCTTTGGCGGCCTGAGCGTAAGTCGCCAAGGAGCCGCCACACCCTTGCCATGAAAGAACCTCTTCCACACCTCCATCGGATCGAGGGGAAAGATCGAATAGCACTCCGCACTCCTCATCCACCTTATCCTTCTTACAGGCAAACAACAATAGGGCAAACACGAACAATAGTAACTGCTTCATAGATATACGTTTTGGTGGTTATTCGTAAACTTGTTTCCTGTGATCCACATCAATGACCAGCACCACTAACATTTTGTCTTCAATATCATAGATTACCCTGTAGTCTCCGATTCTAATGCGGTATTGGCCCCGGTTCGTCAGCTTTTTACATCCGGGCGGCCGGGGATCATTTGCCAGCTCATCGATCTTGTCCGCGATCCGGTGCTGCTCCCTGGAGGGAAGCTTGTCCAGTTTTTTCCGCGCTGTTTTGGTGAAAACAATCTTATGCATGCTTTCTTTTCTTCAGGCCTTTCTTTACCTCTTCCCAAGGAATGAACTCTTCCTTCCCGGCTTTGATTTTCTTCATGGCCTTGTCAGCAGCTTTAATGTCTTCCAGCTCCTCCAGCTTAGCCATGATCTTTTTGAAATCTTCTTCCGGCATGCTTACGCGGCCGGCGCGGCGTGTTATATGTAAAGTCATCGTACTTTATTTTTGCTTAAATTAGCTATTCCTCTACCGTTCATCCACTTTATTGTTGGTTGCAGGCAACAAATATTCCTGAGAGGTTTAAAAGTTGTAAAAATAATTTTGTCAAGTTCAGATATTTTCCCACTTTAGCGGTTACCTATGGCCAACATGCCATGCTCATTTAACCATTTTTTTTATTACAAAGCCCAACTTTTTTGATCCTATTAACATCCCAGTAACCGTTTACTCGATTTTATTTAGGATCATTGTAACTGCGCAGAAAAAATGCGTAGCAACATATTAAGATTGTATCCTATCATTAACCTTTAAAAACAAACAACCGTCATGCGAACACCGTCCTAATTTTTTCCCGTTACCAACTCTTATTAGTTTCATCTTGTCACTTTTCCAGTTCAGCACCCGGTAAAAACATGCCCCTCGCGGCGTGCTGGAACCTTATTATTTCCTTTATAACTTTTCACTACATGAAATCCAAGAACAAAAAGGGCAAAAAAAACACCAATACAAAGAAGCAGAAAGCTGTTAACCCTGCTGAATCGTATTTCACCGAGTACCAAGGACTTGATCTCTCAATTCTTGAAAGCGTGCTTCTACGGCCGCTTTTGCCTCCGTCTGCAATCTCAACTTCTCCGACTCGGACTTTGCGCCCCGGGAAGCATCCCGATAAAGGATCTCGAGCAAAAGGGCCTCATTCCTGAGTAGCTGCCCAACAACCGTTTCCCGCCAATGATTAATTAACTGCTTCTGCGCGTCCACCAAGTCGCGCAGAGCTTCTTTCTCCGTGTCAACACTTCGTTCAATTGAACTATTTTTTTCATCAAACAATTCATTCACAGTAACCCCTAACACATTGGCAGCGTTTTCTTTCACGTCATAGTCAATTCGCTCTTTTGCAAGCCAATAATTAAGTGAAGTCCTGCTGGTGTAGCCCATCTCCTTGGCAAAAGCCTCTACCGTATATTTTGCCTTTCTGATAGCCAGTTTCAATAATTCGCCTTCGTTTTTAGACATTATTCAAAAAATTGTACTAAAATTTTGATGGAAAAATTTGTTCTTTTGAATCAAGTTTTCGTACATTTGTATCATCAATCGCAACAACAATGACAGATACAAATATAGTCAAAATGAGCAATCCGTTATCAATTAGCGAAACATTAACAAAGACTGAACAAGACAAGTTGCGCAAGGTGGTAACGGGTTACGGTAAAATGACATGGGCCTCCAAGGAATCAAAAGTGGACAGGATGACATTGTACAAGGCGATGGCCGGAATGAACGTTCGCGCAACAACTGCCGCCCGTATCCGCGAATTTCTCAAAAGACATTAACCACAAACCTCCCCCACCATGAAACTCATTTATCTCCTTACTCTCCTGATCGGCTTTGTAGCCTGCTCAAAGGAACAACCAGTTGAACCTTCAATGGTTCCGGTATCGCTCTACGAATACATTTCCAAGGGATACACCCTGCAGGAAGGCCAGAGGGTGGACAACACCGCAGACAAGGCCCCCTCCTACGTGATAGACCGCCTGCAGGCAGCTTTCCTGACAGACCTGGCCCAGGCTGGTGATAAAGACTACGTGGTGTACGTACGTGACCTCGAAAAGATCAAATCTGCGAAGAATGCCCCTGCGAGGAAACCGATCGACACTGTTCATAACGCTATAATCCTTGCCCAATGACAAAGGAACTTATTATGCCGTGTGACGGCTTCGTATTCAAAATACTGAACCGGACATCCTGGAGAAAAAAGGATGATGCATACAGGGTTCAAATTAATGTGGAAGTGGCTTTCGACAAAATGCAGATGGTTGGCACCCTGATATATGAACGCGAACGGTGGACGTTCATGAAGCTCGGCTATGACCGGGAATACAGCCCAATGACACAAGTCACTTTCCTCATGCGGCTGAACAATGTTCCTGACGTGGCTTTTGAAAGGATGGTGAACCATTTCGAAGAGGAACAAGCCGCTCAATCAACACAGGCTGTTACAATGCAGCATATAATGTAAGCATAGGTTTGGTTTTACCCGGCCGCTGCTCTCGGTGGCCGGTTTTATCTCGACACTTTATTTACTCACTATAAAACCTCAAATGATGAACGATCAATACATATTCAAAGGAACGCCAGGGCCATGGACGCTGCAACCGTCCGAGACCAAAGCTGAAAGGAAATTCTATTACATCTTAGCGAATACGTCTGGCAACCCTGGTGCGGAATGGGGCCAATGGGTAGCAGAATCAAAATACGCCTCTCTATTTAAAGGAACCATTGAAGAGGCGCTGGCCAACGCTCACCTCATCGCCGCAGCACCCGATCTGCTAGAAGCGCTCGTTTTTTGCCAATCTGTGATAAAGGCTCAGGGGATGTTTGACAGGTCGGAACAGATGGCCTACGATAAAGCGGAATCCGCCATACAAAAAGCACTCAACATTAGTATTTCATAGGTATAAGGATAATTCTCGAAACCCACTGCTACTCTTAGCGGCGGGGGATTTTAAAACAGCAAAAACGATTCAAAGATGCAAAACGAACAATTACCAGCATATCCAGTAACAGGGGTCGATGGCCGCCTGCTTGAATTTGAAGACAAGGTAACCCAGGGGTGGGTAGCAGCTCAAAAGGTAGCCGTTGGGCTTACAAAGCTGGAACACTTCGCAGGGATGGCCATGCAGGGATTACTGACAGATGGCGATTTTATAGCTTATCTGAAAAGCGGCCATTCTGACTCCAAAAAAGCCAGCGAGGTAATCGCCTTTGAAGCTGTACGGATTGCTAAAGACCTTCTTTCAGAGCTTCAAAAACACACATAACATGGAACAAATTTACCTATACATCATCAGCGGCCTTTCGGCTTTGGCAGTGCCTGCCGGTGTGGTGACCGCATTCATTAACGCTAAATCCTTCATCAGATGGAACCGTATTATACACCGGCTCTACAGCTCTCAGCCATGTCAGTTGTTGTTGGCGTATGCATTCTTAGCCTGGTTGGTGTGCTCTTTTTTCTTAAACGCAGCCAGGGTATCGATCCTACGGAAATACCGCCGCGTAAAAGCATTCATTGGTACAGGCAGGTTATTCAGCTTACGCCGGAACAAAGAAACTGAGGAAACGTATGAGTGGGCGTAAGCATAGGCGGCCGGCATTCCGGCCCGAGCATATCCCTGAATGGAAAGTGTTTGTGTGGGCCTGGTTTTGGGCGATTGTAGGGCTGACGCTGTTTGCGCTGTGGTGCTGGAAGACATTTAACTGATCATTTTGGGGTTAAACATGTAGTAGTATTCCCCGGCCGGTATCCACCCGCTGGGTTCTTAAAAGAGATTATTCGAGTTGTTTTTCATAACGTGATAGGCTCCGGCCTGTATCTACAGGCTGGCTTTTAAATCGCTCTTTATTTCTTGGTTATAACTATAACTGGCCGCAGAAGAGGCGCGTGGGTTTACTAACATTTTCCCCGTTTTCACCGGGTAGCAGGTGCGCGCTGAAGGCTACGGCGGCCAAAATTATTGCGGGACAATGGTTCGGTGAGGCGAAAGAACCTCATAATAGAGTAAGCAAGGCCGTTAAGCGGCACACCATACCCGCAGCTTTTTGTAACAGATTGTCAGTGACCAATTATGGTGCATTACAAGCCGAGGTTTCATAGTGGGGGTTTGACCAAAGGAATCCCGTCGGGCGGCTTGGGCGGGGTTCTTCAGGGGCCGTGGTGTAGTGGTCAAGCACGCCGAAGTACAAGGTAATCGTAGGTTCGAATCCTACCGGCTCCACGACAAACCCAACGTCTTAAGGGACGCCTACAGGCGCGATGGTTGACAGCCGGGAAAGTACCGGCATCTTTAAACCTTTAAACTCATTCAAATGAATACACCATTAACGCGGGAGCAGGTGAAACGCCTTCCCAAAGGCTTCACCCCCACGGGAGCGTCAAGCCTCTCTATAAACAACCTACTTGCCAATGAGGGTTTATCGTTAAACCGAGCTGCGCGGCGGGCCGATATAGGGCGCCGAATGAACTGCCGCAGCCTGACGCCGGGCAGAAAACACTACAGGGGGCTGAAGTATGGCAGGCTATTGCCGCAGCTGCCGGTGAAGGAGAAAACTGAGAAAGATGAGAAAGCTACTGAAGCGGCTTGAGGTAATGTTGAGATCTGAAGATGTTGGGCGGCATGTCCTTGGCTGGTTGATCGTGTGTATTGTCGCCTCAGCAGTTGCCAGTATCGCAATCCTGCTGATTGACCTCGCCAGACGCATATTTTTCTAACCAAAACAAATAGGTAATGCAAAAGTACACATGGGAACCGGCGGAAGAGGAAATCGACGAAGAGGAAGGCGGCTTTGCCCTGATCGGCGATCCGGTTGAAAGTGACTAAATCATTCTGAAAAGCCACATTATTCATAAAAACAAAGCATATGTAACAGTTCACGGGGCTACAAGAAACAGATAATCCGCAGGTGGTAAGGTAGCCCACCATCGTAAGACGGAATTTTTTTTAACAGCTTTTTTTAGTAGTTGTGTCAGAAGTTTTTCTGTAAATGTAACAGAGCCGGGCGGTAACGTCTTCGCGGGTGTGCCGCCTGGTTTTAACCCCCTCAAATTCTTAACAACATGAACAAAATACTTTCTTATATAATCTCTCTGGTTGTCTTTGCAGCGCTCATTTTCCTGGTAGACGCTTGGCTGGTGAACCTAATCATTGACGCCTTCCCCGCCTCCGCAAAAGATTGGCTGACGCTAATCCGTATCGCAACTTGGATCGTAGTCCTTTGGGCAACGTTTGGAGTGGCGGCATTCATCAGCGCACTTGTCGGAATGATCGTTTCTGGATTCTTACAGTGGCGGTCAAACAAACGGAAGCTCGATCACATGATGGATCGAAAACCTCGCTCACCGTGGGAAGAACGGCTGGAAGAGAAGTGGCGCCATCAATCGCGCAAAATATAAAAAGGGCCCGAGATCGAGCCCCTGTAAAAAATGTTTGTGTTAAATCAAAACCAAAGATATGGGAATTTTAAATATTAGACCAGCAAAAAGAGGCGGCAGCAAAGCGATCATAGGAATCGCCGGCGTCTCTGGATCTGGGAAAACTTATACCGCCCTACAAATAGCCCGCGGAATGGTCTCCAAGGCTTCGGAAATAGGCTTTCTGGACACCGAGAACAAAAGAGGCTCTCTTTATGCGGATATCCTGGATGCGCCCTTTCAAATCGGCGACCTGTATCCCCCCTTCTCCCCCAGGAGGTACAGTGAGGCAATCAAAGAATTCCAGGGGGCAGGCGTTAAAGTCCTTGTTATTGACAGCGTATCCCACGAATGGGAAGGAGAAGGCGGCTGCGACGACATTGCGCAAGCATCTCTATTAAGCGGAAAGAAGATGCCTAACTGGATAGGTGCCAAGCGTGAGCATAAGTCCTTCATGAATACCCTATTGCAGTGTAACATGAACGTGCTCTGCTGTCTGCGTGCCAGAGAAAAGACGGACTTCAAAGACCCTAACAAACCTGTGTCCCTGGGCATTCAACCCGTGTGTGAGAAGAACTTCATGTTCGAAATGACGGCCTCTCTCCTGATGGAGAATGAAGGGAAGACCCAACGCTTCTTAAAAATACCCTACTTCCTGAAAGAGGCATTTGGCAGCGGCACCGGGTATTTGGGCCAGGAAACAGGGAGGAAGCTCATAGAATGGATCAATACCGGGGAGCAGGAAGATCCGGCAATTACGAAGATAAAATCCGAAATGCTGATGGCCTGCGAATTCGGGCTCGCCGGTGTAATAGCCATCTGGAACAGCCTAACCCCGGCACAGAAAAAGAAGCTGGAAGCGCATAAAAACATCTGCAAGGAAGCTGCTGAAGAGTATGAGCGCCAGGCCAAAGAAGCCGAGGAAACGCCGCAGGAAACACTGAAAAGGCAAACCGACGGACAACAGCCATCTTTAAATCTGCCCTGATGGAAAGCATATACAAAGGATACACGCCGGAAGAGTATCAGGAGTTATTTAGCAACTTCCTGATTGACAGCTGGAGCTATTCCAAGATATCAAGCTTCGCCCGGAATGAAAAGGCATTTGAGATGCAGTACATCTTTGGCCTGTACTCCCGCAGCAGTGCGACAACCGTAGCCGGTACAGCCTACCACAATGCCCTTCAGTTCTATTTTGAACAATCAAAGGCGGGTAAGCCCATTAGCCTGGTAGACCTTGAAGCCGTCGCGTTTGCTCACATAGACGGGATAGGAGCCAATAAGTGGAAGATACAGAAAACCACCCCGACGGTGGAAGCTTGCCAGAAAAAGGCCTACACAACGGTATCCGCCCTGCTCAAAAACTTCATGGCAGAAAGGGGGATATATGAAGATGATATCGATGAGATCCTGGAATCTGAACACCGGTATGATGAGTTTGTAACGGTGAACGGTGTTGACATTCCCCTTCCCTGTCATGCTGTTATAGATCTCCGCGTAAGGACAAAGCGTAACACCATAGCAGTAGTAGACCACAAATCAAAAAGTGCCTTTACTCCGGACGATGAAATTGCCTTATCGATAGGCGAGCAGGCTATTACCTATGTACTGTGCCATGAAGCCAAAACCGGGGAGCAGGTTGATGAGGTATGGTTTGTGGAGAATAAGTTTTCTCAGAACAAAGACAAGAGCCCCCAGCTTAGCAAATTCCCTGTTGAGATTACAGACAGCACACGCCGACTTTACGAAGCCCTCGTTTATGAGCCGCTGAAACGAATGCTGGAAGCCGTCAGCAATCCAGACTACGTCTATCTGATCAACCAGGCTGACAACTATGTGGACAGGGCAGAATTGTATGACTTCTGGGCTCGGACGATGATTTGTGAAGTGGAAGACTTCAACGTGGAAGCTGCGAAAAAGAACCTAGTAGCAAAAAGACTAAAGAAAATCAGGGATGCTTCAATACAGGTTATCCCGCCATCAGTGATCCGGCGGTTCAAGGACGATGCAGAAAAATTTATTCAATACGATTTAAGCGATAAAAACATGACACAGGAAGAAAAGATTGAGCACGTATTGCGGAGTTTCGGGGTTATCGCCCGCTGCGCTCACACTTTTGAAGGGTATTCCAGTAATACTTACCTCCTGGAAGTTTCAGCTGGTGTAAAGGTGGCTTCCATATACTCCTATAAACTGGACATTGCCAACGCCCTGAACGTGCCTACGGTTCGATTTTCCCGAGAAATGGTGATCTATGACGGGAAGTCTTACCTCTCAGTTGAGTTCGCCAAAAAACGCGACAAAGACCTGCTATTTAACCCTGCTGATCTGGAAGGTTATAAAATTCCCATCGGGAAGGACAACTACAACAACACAATAGTGTGGGACCTGGAAAATCACTCTACACCGCATGCTCTTATTTGTGGCGCAACCGGTAGCGGTAAGTCTGTTTGCGTTCGGTCAATACTCGAATATGCCCAGCTGGCCGGCGTTGACCGTGTTGTTATCCTCGATCCAAAATACGAATTCATGGATTACGCCCACAACGGCTACGAGGTTCACAACGAAATCTCGGCCATCGAGGAAACAATGAAAGAGCTGGTTAAGTACATGGAAGACCTGGTAAGGAACGGAAGGCGCCAAACAACCCTAATCGTCTTTGATGAATTCGCAGACGCCGTAATGAACGCCAGATCAGGGAAAGAGCTATACACTTACGAGAACTCCGTCACAATCACCGCCCGCGGGAAAATCAAAACTGAACGGGTTCATACCGGCACAGAGAAATCCCTCGAAGAAAACATGCGCATTTTGCTGCAAAAGGGGCGTGCCTGCGGCATCCGCATCGTTGCCGCCACTCAGCGCGCTTCTGTAAAGGTGATAACTGGCGACGCGAAAGTGAACTTCCCTGTGCAGATATGCTTCAGAGTTCCCAAGGCAACCGATTCTCAGGTGGTGCTTGACGAACCCGGAGCCGAGGGGCTGGCTGGAATGGGCGACGGGCTTATAAAATCCCCTCAGTACAATGACATTATTCGTTTCCAAGCTTATTACAAACCCTGATAAAACATTCAGACATGAACCATTCCGTTGTCGGGAAAATATTCAGCATTCATGATAAAGCGGGCGCCCACCAAAGGAAGGTGACGGCGGAGGTAGCTCAGTACGGCGCTCGATATTATGAGCTGATCGACATAGCAACCGGGAAGTGCCATACGGCATACGCGGACACCTTCGATAAAATGTTCCTGGCTCCCAAAGGCAAGGTAACACCCGGTAAGCACTATAAGGGCAAATCAATTAGGCATTCACAGTTAAAGGGAGTTATCTGATGCAAACCGAAATGGACTTCACCACGGGCTCAAAGCTGAACAGGAAACACCTTACCGGACAGAATAAGCTGGTATATGACATCCTTTCTGCCGGAAAGACCCTCACCACTTTGGACGCAATACGCCGGCTGAACATCACGGCTTTGCACAGCAGAATTTCAGATTTGCGTAATAAGGTAGGCGTTGTGATCTACGACCGTTATGTGACAGTTCGCAGAAGAGACGGAGGGCCTTTGAAGGTAAAAGAGTACAGCATGTATCCATTCTCAAATAAGATAGCATGAGCGATTTGTTCGGGAACGATTCATTGCCGCCTGCCGATAAGCAGAAGGGGAAACGACTTGCTGAGCTTCAGCATGCCCAGTTGGTTCAAATATACGGGAAGTCCGAAGGTCAGATTTGTAAGAACTGTCGCCATTTCATCGTGAAGGAATTTGGCAATCGGTATTTCAAGTGTGGGAAGGCAACAGAAAGCAGCAGCCCGGCTACAGATTGGCGGGCACGGTGGCAGGCCTGCGGGAAGTTTGAGCCTGGGTAACGGCGACCTCCCCTACAACGGTTCTACTACTATTTACTTACTAACTATTCGTGGAAAGCATGGCAAGGATACGGACGATCAAACCGGATTTCTTTAAGAATGAGCAGATAGCCGACCTGCCGGCCATGACCAGGTTATTTTTCATTGGATTGTGGACGCAGGCAGACAGGGACGGTAGGTTACTTGACCGCCCAAAACGATTAAAAGCAGAGATCTTTCCTTACGACAACTACGATTCAGATAAAGGGCTGAATGAATTGCAGAATGCGGGGTTCATCCTCCGGTACAAGGCTAATGTAAATGTCTCCGACAGGGTATTAGTCCCAGAGCAGCCGGTAACAGAATTGGCATTAATTCAGATCATCACTTTTTCACTACATCAGCGGTTTACAGGGAAAGAAGCTACCGAAGAAAGCAAATACCCGCCACCATATTGCGGGGAAGAAGTGGGGAAACATCAGGGAAGTATCGGGGAAGCTACTGAGAACCCAGGAAAGGAAGGGAAAGGAAAGGAAAGGAAGGGAGATACGCGCGCACGTTCGCCTGATGGTGATCCGTTAGAAACTGAAAATCCCCCTCCCCCGGTTGCGCCGCCCCCCTCCAAT